ATGCGTACCTTCCCTGCAATCCTGGGCGTTACCCTGACTGTGGCCTTAAGTAGTACTGCCCTCATGGCTGCCGAACCCACCGGCACGCTTAAGAAAATCAAGACCTCGGGGACCATCACCCTGGGTCACCGAGACTCTTCCATTCCCTTCTCTTATATGGCCGACGGATCCGGTCAGCCGATGGGCTACTCCCATGACATTCAATTAAAGATTGTCGAGGCTATCAAGCAAGAACTCGGTATGCCCAAGCTGAACGTACGGTACAACCTGGTGACATCACAGACGCGTATCCCACTGGTGCAAAACGGCACTGTGGACCTGGAGTGCGGCTCCACAACCAATACCGCCGAGAGAGCTCGGCAGGTCGACTTCTCGGTCGGCATTTTTGAAGCCAGCACCCGTCTGTTGGTCAGGAAGGATTCGGTTTACAAGGACTTTCAAGATCTCAATGGCAAGAACGTAGTGACTACTGCTGGCAGCACTGCCGAGCGGATGCTCAAGGTCATGAATGCCGAGAAAAAGATGAACATGAACGTAATCTCTGCCAAAGACATTGGCGAGTCTTACCAAATGCTCGAGTCCGGCCGCGCCATTGCGTTTATGCAGGACGACGCATTGCTAGCGGGCGAAATGGCAAAGGCAAAGAAACCGGAAGATTGGGTAGTGACTGGCACCCCGCAATCCAACGAAATCTATGGTTGCACAATGCGTCGGGGTGATCCGGATCTCAAAAAAGTCGTGGATGACTCGATCAAGTCACTTTTTGTCTCCGGTGAAATCAACGCCATCTACGATAAATGGTTTACTCAGCCCATCCCTCCCAAAGGCTTGAATCTCAAATTCCCCATGAGCGCAGAGCTCAAAACAATCATCGCCCAACCCAACGACCAACCGGCACCGGAAAAGGCTCTTTAACGGCCGTCCCCTTCTGCTCGAGCGACCAGCACACAGCGAAGCACTCTTCTCGCGCCGTGAACTTTGTAGCTGCTGAAGATTCAACCAAGAGCCAGAGTTTTTGTAGGGGTAAAAACGCTTAAAAACAAAAAAGGGTCGCGAGATAAAATCTCGCAACCCTTTGAATTATATGGTCGGGACGGAGTGATTCGAACACTCGACCCCTAGCACCCCATGCTTGCAGGGGAGCAAAAAAGCTATACGGAACAGTCCTTTGGAACGGCGCCCACTGCAATCGATGCCTAACGGTGACTGACCGTATATTACGAATCCCCGCAAAAGTCCCTACAGGCTTTCGACCGGAAAGTCCCTGCGCTACGGCGTTCTGCCGACAGTCACCAATCCAAAATCCTACAGCTCGTCGCTTCACCCTCGCCCACCTGCCGCGCCTCGATTACTGTATATGCAACCAGTAATCAGCAAGGCATGCCCGTGGACCCCCTCTATATAGAAGACACCGACGATTGGCTCGGTAACCCGACTTCGCTCGAAACCTGCCGGCATCAACTCCGGATGTACGAAAATGAATTCGAAGCGCTCACTCTCAAGCTGGAACGAGCAGTGGGAAATATCCAGGGATTGGTGCGTGACAACGACGCTCTCACGGCGGAAAGGAACTCTCTAAGGGATGAGCTGATCGCGGCCAAGGCTAAAGCTGCCGAGGCTGACCGGCGAGCGAACGACATCACGATCAAAACTAACTGGGAGGTGATGGCGAAGGACAGGCACATCTCTCACCTGGCAACAGAGCTTCAAACCCTGAAAGGAGAAACACCCTTCTCGCCAAGCATCCCCTATCGACGGGACGACTCCTGAGCAGGCGTTTCAAGGCTACCGCAAAGTGAACGGTTTTGTGGGGAATGCCCGCAATCAAGGTCCGGAGCTGATCAAGCCAGTCGATTGATCAGCCCTTCGTCAGCGTTTTCAGGCGCTCCATCAGCGCGGCTTCAAAAATAATGTACAGCCTTTCAGCATCGCCGGCGCGCAAAGCACCGCCGGTTTCCAAGCCAAGCACGAAGCCATCTGCCCGTGCTCCCGCCTTCACAGCGATGATCATCGAATCAGCCCGGACAATCTGCGCCAGCAGGCGATCCGCCTCTCGCTGCATCTTCTCGCTCAGCACCACGCCTTCCAAGTCAGCCCCCCATCACATTCACTACGACATCCAATAAATGACAGAAAGAACGACTGAAACCCAGATAATCGTCATCACGATTGAGTAACCAGCCAATTGTTTGTCCATTGCACCAGTCATCCAGTTCGAATCTAAATGATGGTTCACGAATGGTGGTATCGCAAGAATGGCGCAGCGCTACCCCCCCCCCCCCGATAAAGGCACAGGTAAGGCTGCTTTAAGGGATTAGGATGAGCATGTGCGGAGTCGCTGGCGTTTTTGGTCTGGGGGCTTTAAAGGGCTTCAGGGGGCATTCCACCCCCTAAACCCCCCTAAAAAACGTAGGATTGGTACAAAAAGTGGTACGAGGATTACCGAGCTTTGGTTGTTTTCCAGCCTGCTATCTCTAATAGAACAGCGGCATCACCGCCGTCATTCCAAATAGGACTTTTGAAGTCCCAATAAATGTGATGCCATAGAACTCCACTTTGCACTTGATCATTATCTACTCCAACCCTTGTATGTAGAGAGATACGCTCGCCCTTCTTCACTTGCTTATCGTGAAACCATTTCGTATGACGGTTTTTGTTAGAAAGCATCCCATCATTAGTGAAGGTTGCGTCACACACCATGTAGCTGCTCAAGTTACAGTCTTCCAGAACAGTTAATACAACTCGTTCCTCGCTGGCATCCCCGTGTCCGTAAACAAAATCGATTTTCAGTTTCATATCAGCTTCCATGTCGTAGACGTGTCTGTTGGACAGCTGAATGTATTAGATAAAGTGGCTTTTTGCCACGCAGATCCGTATCGGTCGATACCGGGTTCAATTACGTCATTCGAACCGAGCAGGTGCAAGCGCCTTGACGTAGGCCTGACACGCCTGCAGCGCGATCAGCCCCCGGTCGCCGGTGTCGGTGATGGCGATAATTCGTTGAGCATGCGCCGGGTCAAGTCTGGCGCGTACGGCTGCATGATCCACGCCGCCGGCGCCGGCGGTGGCTGGCACCCCACAGCCTTTGGCAGCGTCGTTTGCGTCGAGGAGGACTGACAGCCGCAGATCAGAAGTGGCAAGGCGATCGCGCAGGCGATCCTGGTTCTTTTGAGCATCGGTCATTTTCTCGAAGTGGGTTTGCTCGCTGGCCGCCAGCCGCTGCTCGAGCGCCAGACGCTTGTCCTGCTCGGCTTGTTGCGCGTTGACGGCGGCTTGGGTCAGTTGATTGAGGGTTTCGGCGTGCTGCTGGGCCTGCTCGGCAAGCTTCTCGCCGTATCGCCAGTCCTGAAACTGCCAGGCGCTGCCGGCGCCGATCAGCACCAGCGCCAGCGCGCCCACCGCTTTCCACGGCACGACCATCACGGCACATCCTTGAAGAAGACGTGCCCGCCCAGTTTCAGCGTCTGCTTGGCCTTAGCAGCCCAGGCCGGCGCCTTGATGCTGGTAGCGTAATAATGCGTGGCCCCGCCGGTAGGATCAGACACCTTCCCGTCGATCACTTGGTCAGCAGCGATCCGGCATTGCGCCAGCTCTCGGGACGGGATCACCTTCACGCCGATCAGGAACTGATAGTTCGGGTCGGTCTTGTTCCAGCAGCTGAACTGGTACGGCTTCTGGCACACGCCGGCGTAGCCCTCGCCCCACCACGAATTGGTCTTGCCATCGAATACTCGGTTGCGGATCGTCCACGCCACCGCGATCTGGCCGGCAGTGCCCTCGCCGCGAGCTTCGCCCCAAAGGGTGCGAGCGAGGATATCTCGATCTTTTTCGGTTACAGGCATCAGTTTTCTCCAGGCAAAAAAATACCCGCTCGATGGCGGAGTTCCAGGTGCTTACCGGTCAGATCTCGTCTGCAGGTCGAGCCATGGGCGAGGCTTCGATTTCAGGAATAGGCGGCTCGGCTGGCCATGCCGGCGCGGTGGGCCAGGCTGGTTGGCTGGTGACCTTGCCCAGCGAAAATTTGTAGGCCTTCCAGGATTTCAGGCTAACCAGCAGCGCGGCCTGCTCGGCTTCATCAGCCTCTGTTGCCTCGCCCGCGTCGATGCCATAACCCAGCGTGTCGACGCGATCCTGAATACGCAGGATCTGCGCGTTGGCCGACGCGTTTTTGCTGGCCAGAACAGCCTTCATCTGCGTGAGCTGCGCCGCGGCGGCGGTGGCCGCCTTCATCTGTGCCGTGACCAGCTGGCTCCAATCGATGGCGCCAACGACCTGCTGAAACTCCGGCATAGCACGCGGTTCAGCCGGTTCCCCTTCCACCGGGAGCGGCGCCGGAAACTGCACTGCGCCATCCGGAACATTCAGCAGCGGTACCGGGAAAGCCTGCTCTGGGCTGTAATTCGCGGGAATTGGCAGCAGCAGCGTGACCACCAGCTGCCCATTCACGCGCTCAACGTCGGCGTCAAACCACGGGGATTTGATCGCTTGGCGCGGCAGTGTGTCGCCCTGGCCCACTTGCGAAAAATCAAAAGCCTGGCCATTCACGGTCAGAACGTCACCGGCAACCACCACAGCCAGGGACTCATCGTTTCGAACGGACGTCAGTTTAATGATCATCAGAACCACCTCCCAATGGCAAAACAGTTCAGGATAATGGTCACCGAGGTACTGGTCGGCGAGATGATGAAAATAGACCCGAACTGGAGGGTTGTCGGGTCGGCAGCTACAGTGCTCCAGCACAAGCCCGAAGAGCTCTGCACCACAACCTCGGTTGTCGGCAGCCCGACAAATGTTGCGGCGAATGCGCCAGGGAGCCTGCGGAACATTCAGGCTCGGCATCCGGCTTCCTCGCATTGATCACTTGAACAGTTACAGCCGTCGGGACAGTGGGTTCGTCTTCGGCGTCGGCCTTCTTCTGCCGGTTCACGTAGACGTCGCCGACTTCCTTCGCGGCCTGCTCCAGGATCTGCATGGCCAAGCCGATGTTCTTCATCGTCTCCGCCTTCTCCACGAACCGGTTCATTGCACGAAGGCGGAATGCTCGGTTAGCGATCGGGATCTCGGCTGTCTCCTCGCGGAAGCGTTTGCGGGTATCTTCAAACACCGCTTTCCACTTCACGCCAAGGTCACGGCCAGCGTGTTTCGTTGGGTCGTACTGCTCGCACTGCTGGCGAGACACCTCGACGCCAAATGTTTCCTTGACCGCCTGCACTACCTGAGTCGGCGTGTCAAAGCAGGCCAACGCCTGCACAATGAAGCGCTTCACCTCATCTTTCAGGGCTGCCATATGGGTTTATTCCGTCAAGGTCCTGTCAAGGATCAGGCCGACTTGAGCAGACAGGTTCCGCAGGCCCTCGATATGTTCAATTTCCCCACCTCAGCAGGATTGTTTGCGGCGTCCACTAGCTCTTGAACTGCTGAGCTTGCACCGTAGCGGCGGACAACACCGACGAACTCTTCAACGTCGTGTCCGCGCATCTCAAGCTTGGGCAAGCCGTCTTGGGTGAACTTGGGTGCGCCGTATTTATCCTTCGCCTGAGCAATGTGATACAGCTCATGCTCGACCAGTGCGCAGAAGTCAGCGTCGGAACAGTCAGCGCAGTAATCGGCAGCCAAGGTGATGATGTAGGCCGGCACTTCGCCGAACCAATCCAGCATCTGCTGTTCCATCCGGGCTTTCTGCCAGCCACCGGCGCGGAACGCTACCTGCTCGGCTTGGCCCACGACAGTGCGCCCCTTCTTCGTGAAGGCAGAAGACGCCCACATCACACGAATGTCCGCATCGATCAGATGAGCATGATCCTCGTTGTGGATGCTGCCGTTGTCGGCAAGGATCTCGGCTTGGAGCCATTCCCATACTTCGGGGGCAGGCATCAAGCGGGTGCCGAAATCCGAAAGATCGGATAGCTCGACCAATGACGCAGGAGGACGCGGCCGATTCATACCAGAAGAACCTTCTCAATTCAGAGTTCGCCCCCAAAAGAGGGACAGATTGCCCGCCTATTCACGAGCCAGCCCGGCCTAATGAGCGCTCATTAACCAACGAGGCTCGAAGGATGAAAAACACAATTTACTTAGTGCTTGCAGTAGCAGTCGTCATTTTCATGATCGCTCCGGAATGTTTGAAGCCCGGGATCGTTGCTTGCCTGCTCAGTAAGCCCTGAAGTTTGCAATCTCGGCTGGGTAGGCATGCGAGATCGCCTCCCAGTCGGGTTGCTAGGTTGTCATAAATTGGCTCAAGTAGTACCAAAGTAGGTATTGAGTTAGTGGCGTAATGCCGCTATTGATATGGATCCAATCCAGAGAGTTCCACAATGAAAAAAGTGCTAGACCATGCCACAGAGCTGCTGAAAGACGATCAGCTTCGATTCTATAACCTACAGTCAGGTAGTCAGGCTGACATCTCGAAAATGATTGAGTTGGTTCGAGACGTAGCTCAGACCCGCTACCGCGCCACGTTACCGTCGACTGAGCAACTAACGTTGACGGAAAATGATGGATTCTCCATCGAAAACCCTGGAGACCTAATTGCACTGTTGTTTGAAACGGTGGTGCGAATTAATCGTAATGTTGACCTCTGGTACACCCCTGGTGCTGGCGGAGCGCGGGGAGAAATCAACACCACATTGAACAACTTTAGCCATGGTCCGAGTTCAATGGGCGGCTCACCTGACGAAGGTGTAAAGGCGGCAAAGTATTCGGAGGCCCTGCAGAAGTTGACTCACATCGTGACAAACCGGCGCCCATTCTAGATTCTTGATGCCGCTGAGCGGCAACGTGGGTGCTTTTGTGTCGCGACACAATTTGCTGATTCGCGAAACGTGTCGCGACTTACTTGGATCGACGCTCGATACCGCCCGGTGCTTTGTCACAGCGCAGGCAGTGCTCACAGTTCAGCGTTCGGCACAGCCAGGCTTTCACCCGCTGCCACCAGATGACCATGAAGATGTGGCGCATACCGGCAAGAGCCAGCGAGACGTGCAGCGTGATGCCGGCAGTGGTCGGGCCCATCATGAAGATGTTCTGCTCCCGGCTCATCACAACGAAACCGCTGATGGCGATCGCCGAGTAGATCAGCTTGCCGATGACGCCATCCCGCACTCGGCCGCTCAGAACACACCAAGTCGCCCACAAGGCAATCAAGCCGCAGCCGATGGAGTTGATCAGTTCGTAGTTCATGGGTTGCCTCCCCCGAACCGCTGGCGAATGAGTGCCCAGAGATCAGCGGCTTTGATGGCTCGGTTGATGGCCGCGAGCAGCGATCCGCCGAAGGTGCCCAGCAAGAACCCGACACCGATGACGATGTTCGGCTCAGTCACGCCAAGGTAAGCGCTCACCATCCCGGTCAGATACACGGAACAGGCCAGGCCTGTAGTGAGAAAAATAAGCCACGCTCGCCAATCGGTCAGATCGTCCTTGTGCCACCAGCTGGCGACAATGACGCCAAACAGGCCGGCAATCAGCAGATCCAATCTGTCGAGCAGGCGGTGTAATGAATCCATGCGCTCGACTCCGTGGGCATGTGAATAGGTCGGCATCCGCTGCACTCCCAGCTCGGAGCAATGGGTGTGGGGAGCCGAAAACGAAAAAGCCCCGATCAATATCGAGGCCCCGAAATAGGTGCGAGATATCTCGCTTTTAAGAAGGTCGCCCATACAGGCGCGACCCTTTTTGCTACTCCCGCCTCATCTGCGCGGGCTGAGCCTGGGTACTACGCCGCAAGTTCATGCGGGTAACGATCAGAACTCCCAACCGATATGGCCGTAGGTTGGGTATGGCGCGGTACCGTTATGTTCAGGACTGGTGGTGTCGGGGTAGTAGATCTTGCGTCGACGCACAGTCGGCGTGTAGCCGAAACGAGCCCATACCGGGCTTTCCTGAATAATCGACAAATTGCCATTTGGCTGTAGACGCAGAGTAGCGCCAGGATGGCCGCCGGTACCTGCCTGCCAGAGCGGTACGTCATTCGCCGCGTACACCACGAAATTACCATCCGCCTGAAAAACGGCCTTAACTGCACCCTTATTTTGGGTGTAGCTAGCCCAGCGAACACTCCAGTTCGGCCCGTAGTTCACAACGTTGCCGTCACCTTGAAAGATCAGTGCACCATCGCCACAGAAGTAAGGCATTCCCATCTGCAGCTCGGCTGGGCCCCCGAACAGAACTGCACCGGAAGTCGGATCAAGCGGAATGGATGGAGTGCCATTCCAAATCGCCTGAGAATCGATCAGCACGATGTTACCGTCGTCCTGCAACGACATATGAGTTCGGTTCCACTGATCCTCGCTGGTGAACGTCGAGTTGTTTGTCAGCCAGGTACGCCCCCGAGTCGGATCATCGAGAAACGCGCCATATTGAACGTAGAGTTGCACCGGCACCTTGTATCGTAATGGTACGGTGGAGGAGTAAGGCGTAGCTTCGTTGGCGACCCAAACCACTACACCATTGTCCTGCAACGCCAGGTTACCGTCTGTTTGAAGCAACAGCTTGAATCGGCCGTTTGGCGAAAGTAGGAACTGCCCTGCGGACATTGTTTGGTAAGCAGGGAGAATCGAAGTACCGCTTCGTTGAAACGGAGTACGTGTACGTCCAGCCATGTTGTTCACCTATTGAGTCGAATGATTTTTGAGCGGAGGATTCCGCTTTCATGTCGCTCAAAGGCGATGGTGAGAGGTTCTTGACCTTCTGGTTGCACTTTGAAGAGTCGAGCGAGCTCAATTACGACTTCGGCAACAGGTCGTAGGTCAAGCTCACGCGAATATTGCCATTCACCGCAATAGCCCACAGCCCAAAACCGGCCGGAAGTTGAACAGGATACGGCAGCTGGATAGTGTCGCTTCCCAAAGTGAGCAGGGCAGGCTTTGTGTAAAAGTCATTGGCATCCGTCGGTTTAGTGGTGCCGGTGATAAGCGCGGCGTTGAAAGGACCGAAGGCTGTACACGTGCGGATCACGACACCTGCAACGTTATCTTCAGGCTTGATGATCACGGTCGGACTCAATGACGAACTGTTATAGAAATTTTTGCCTAGAGTTACTGGTTCCATTTTTTCACCTTTTAAGTCGAATGATTGTTCGCGGAGATTTCCGCTTTCATGTCGCTCAAAGGCGATCGCTCGAGGCTCGTGGCCTTCTCATGATTCAACGTCCCGCATCGGGAACATTTGATCTGGAGCTCGGTAAACTCACCCACCCGGGCGAGAAGTCTGTTGCATTTTCCACATCTGCATTCTTTCAACATCTGCAAGTCCGTTTGATTTTCTGCTAGGCTCCGTCCCGCTCGCGCGAGCAGTGAGGGCCTTGGCTGGCTTGCAGGCACTATCTGCGATCTGGCGTCTCCCTTGGGTGTTACCGCACCCTTTGGAGTCGCCCTCTCTTTTTCTCCGCGCTAATGAAAAAGCCCCGATCATGTCGGGGCTTTTTGCATTCTGTCGGTTACAAAAAAAGCCCCTGCGAATGCAGAGGCCCTGAATAGGTGCGCTCGTCTTTCCGAGCTGTCGGCCAAAGTCCTTCTCAACGTCGACACCCCATTGCATCGATCTCGCTGATCCAGTCCGCGCCACCCCGAAAGCAAGTTTGAGGTCAGGGTGCGCGGGCTGCCGGTGTTGGTTCCGTAGGTCGCACTTTCCGGCTATCGACGTCCAGGCCTTCCCGAGGGCTGTCCTGGCTACAGGTAAATTCGAGGCATAAAAAAGCCCCGCTCGGTGGCGGGGCCAAAAACTAAAGCTGTCTCACCAGTGCCAACGCTCAGGCACGAATCGCGAGCCGATCAGGCCTGCGATTGAACCGATCAGTACTCCCCAGAAATCTGCTTTAAACAACGCAGTCGCAGGAATCATCTGACGCGCCTCCAAGAGCAATGCAAAATCTCGCGGATCAGTTCCGAAAACCACGCGCCAGCCATTAGGCACGACTAACAGGAACAGTGCGAAGCCACCCGCAACCCAGTACGGCCAGTTGCCCTCAAGCCCGAAATGCCGCTTTGCTGCGAACATCCCTCCGACTAGCAGAAAGGCCCAGAATCCGGTGCATACGATCTGCCCAAAAAGGTTAGCACCATCTATTAGTTCAGAAACCATTGAATCCCCGTCAATTTATTGAACACGAACTAAGAACAATAAATTGACGGATATGGTAATGGCAATACGCCACAAACAAAAAACCCGGCTTGTCGGCCGGGTTTCGCTTGACACTCCTGAATACGCGCAGGAATGACAGGATGGGATTAATTTCGCTCATCCGATCACTGATGTCAACAGGTAATCACGCAGCTTGTTCAATCAGCAAACCCTCAGCCTCAAGAATGTCAGCGGCATGAGCCAGCGCCTCATTCACCAGATCGTCAGCTGCGCGGCCGATATCGAGCCGCCAACGGCGGCGAGTCGACTCCGGGGTGCCATCGTTGTCCCAGGTGTTCATGTCGTAGAAGCTGTCCTTCAGCACAATCATGTCGGCCGATCGTGATTCGTCTCTCTTCGCCTTGGCTTGGCCTGCTGCCAGCGCAGCCTTCACCACTGCTTCGCGGCGCCACTCGGGCGCATCGAGCGGGATCTCGACGGATACGGACGTGGCCACCTTCGGCCGCGCGCCCTTCAACTGCGGGATAGCCCAAGCAGTGGTCGCCTTGAACAGGAACAGCTTCGGGGCCGGGGTGTAGATGAGGGTCTGCAACGCAGAGATGGCCTGCACCTTGCGCCCCTTGTGGGTGCTGTACTTCGCCACCAGCGCATCCCAGTGCTTCTGCTCGAGCGCACTGTGCAAACGAGCAGACACCCAGCAGTCCACCTGCGTGCGGTCGATGGTGTCGGCACCACGGGAGCGAACCAGTGTCGCCAGATCACCGCCCTCCTCCTCGTCGGCAGAGTTGTACAGCTTCTGCCATGCCTGTTTGCTGGTGTTGTCGATCGCCTCGGCCGCGAGGGCGGAGACAACTGCGTTCAGAACGCCTGGATAGATCATGCTACAGCCCTCTTCAGTTCGCGGGTCTTGGCCCGATATTCAGCGGTGATCGCCTTGAGTTCTTCTACGGTGTGTTTGCGTGGTTCGTGGTCGGCTTCAAGCGCTTCGACTTCCGCAAGGCCGATGCGGGCGATCAAGCCGGCGCGGAAGCTTTGCGAAACCGTCTGGCCCTTTCGGGCGTACTTGGATGAGCCGGCATTGCAGCTCTTGCACTGCAGCCAGATGTTGTTCGGCACCAGCCGCAGCTCCGGTCGGGCGCCCTTGCCGAGAAAGTGGCCGGCGTCAAACGCGCCGCCAGTCTTCCAGCCCTGCGCCGCCAGAATCGATTCCTGCGATTCGCCGCAGCTGATGCAGCCACTACCGATGCTCAACTCGTAGGTTCGCCGGTAGTCGCGCACAGCCTTCTCGGCATCCTTGAGGTGATCGGCGCGACTTTTCAGGGCCTCTTTGCGGACTTTGATCTCGCGGCGACCGAGCTGGGCGATGGCCTTGCGGGCTTTCTCGCTGTTCGCCGGCGCCATCGCGAGCGCGCACTTCGGACTGCACACCGCCTGCCCCAAGCGCTGCGGTGGGAAGCTGATGCCGCATGCCGGGTTCTTACACTTCTTCGGCTTCGGGGCCTTCATCTCCTTGAGGGCTACGCGCATGGTTCCGCCTCCTTGGGAACAATGGTGGCCGATGCCCAGCGATAGGAGTACGGACCACAAACCGCGATCACCGTGTAGTCCTTGAAGCCGAGTCGGAATGTTTCACCACATTTTGGCGGCGTGTCCTCGGCAGTCTCGATGACGGCCGTACCCTCCAGATACCAGGTGGTGAGGCACTTCGAAAGCGCGTCGGCAATAGTGAAAGACTTGGCTTCTCGCATCAGTACCGCCCTCCCCACTTGTCCTGCTCAGTCCAGCGCACGCCATGCTCGGCGCCGAAGGCATGAATCAGCTCGAACAGATCGCTGAACCACTTCTGCGACTGCTTGCGGGTCGATACGGCCATCACCACAAAGCCACCGTCGAGGCCGGGCTCTGCACGCTGCTTCTCCAGCGAGGCACTGAAAAGGCACTTCCAGTCCTCGCTGGTCAGCTTCTTGCCGTGCCAGATGACCTGCTCGGACACGTCCTTGAGCATTGCCCACATCTTGCGGTTGCAGACGTCAGGGCGTTTCTCGTCGCGGATCACCACCACCTTCGGCTTGCTCAGGTCGATGGCGTGCAGCACACCGGCGAGGCGATTGATGTCTCGCTGATCGCGGATCGTGTATTCGGGATTCATGGTGCCACCTTCACGCCCAGAGCCTCGATTTGCTCTTGGAGCTGGCCAGCAGCGCGCTGCAACGCCTTGACCTGCCCACGCAGCGCCGCGTTTTCCGCATTGACGTGGCTGAATTGAGTGGCAATGTGTTCTTCCAGCGAAACCTGGTCACGCTGCCAGTCGATCTCGTCGTGGTAGTAACCGAAGCGCTCGCAAAGGCTGCGGTGGAAGTTTTTGAAGCCGGCCTCAGCCTGCTTTTTCTGGTCAGTGGTATCGGTCATTGAGCCGCGCTCCCTGCTTTCAATTGTTCGGCCTGCCGAATCAGCAGCGCCCGGCGATCGGCCAGCTTGTTGGCTGCCAAAATTCGCAGTTCTGTTTTTTCCTCGTCCGAGGCTTTGCGCATGGCCAGCATTGAGTCCTTCACCGCGGCGAGCTTCTCGCGCACTTTTGGGGAAGGCCGCGCGACCTCACCGGTGAGCAGCGCAACCACGGCCCGTCCGTCTTCAGTGACCGGCGCGACACTCAAGTCGGCCAGGTACTGCTGAGCGCGCTCCTGTGGGATTCGCTGCATTTGCAAGGCCTTGGTGATTGCCTGCGTGCGGCGATTTGCGTCGAAGCCGACAGACACATGCCAGTTCACCTCCTTGCTGTCCTCCCGAGCCTGCCCCACCAGACGCTCGTAAGCGCTGTTGAACGCCATGCGCGCACCGACCTTGTCGCCGGCATCGAGGACAGGTTTTGCAGCAGCCAGTGCGAGCTGGATTTCGTCGGTCAGCACCACGGTTTCGAACTCGTCGTTCGTGGTCATGGCGATCGCCCATGCTTCGTCCTTGCCCGGGCGGCCGTCAGCGGCCTGCACTCGCTGGAGGATGTCGGCCATCGCAAGCTTGCCCTTCACCTCAAAGCGGCAGGCCTTCAGTGCGGCTTTCACGGAGGGCACCGAGTAAGCACAGAGGTCTTCGGCCATCATCGCCGCGGTGCCTGGATTCATTTCCTGACCCATGGCCTCAGCGGTGGCGCAGATCGCTGCAGCGAGGCTGGCAACCTGCTGATCATCCATCTCAAATGTACTCATTGCGCTCCCCTGCTTTGCGCTTGGCCAAGACCATTTGTGCGGCCTGTTCGGCGGCGGAGACGTTCGCCTCGGTGCGTTCCATTTGGCGTGCGGTAGTCCCGTTGATGCGCTGACCGGTCACCCACTGCGTGTGGTAGCTCTCAGCGTTGGCCAGCAGCTCGTTGAGGCTGTGGCACTTGCGCAGGACGGCGGCATCGCTGGTTTTCAGGTAGTGAGCGGCGACGTGGTGGGCGACATCGGCGCCGAGCCGGTCGACCAGTTGACCAAGCTGGCCACCGACCTTGGCGTTCCACACCGGCCAAGTGCAGTAGCGTTTGCGGTAGGCCATGGCGTAGTTCGCCCAGACCTTGAAGGTTTTGCAGGATTGGTCTTTGGGACCCGGCATATCGGCGGGAATTTCAACACGTGGCGCATCGGTGCGATCAACCACCAGCACCAGGTTGCGGGCCGGCTTGTCCGGACTGCCCTGCAAGTCCTGATGGGTATCCTGATTGGTACCCTGATGATTGGTATCCTGATTTGTCGGAGATTTTTCCGACCCTGGCTCGGATTTATCTCCGACCTTGCTCGGATTTTTTTCCGATGTAGATCGGATTTTTTTCCGACCTTCGTTCTTCGGAGGGGTCGGATATTTTTCCGACCCATCCAGTTTCTGGTTCCACTCAATCGCCTTCTTGGTCAGGCGGAACAGCGTGATGTTCGAGGTGCTGGAAAGCTCAATCAAACCCGCCTCTTCCAGGGCCTTCAGCATGCGGTAAGCAGTGTCTGGCTTGTCAGTGAGCAGCGGCAGCTCCTCGATGATCTTGGCCTTGCTCAACGCGAAGAAGATCCCGTCATCAGTCTTGATTGGCTTGGTCCAGCTCGGGCAGCCGTAGACGAAGGCGAACAGCAGGGCCTGCTGAGAATTCAGCCCCCACTCCAGAGCCTTCACCTGATTGATCGTGACGGTGAATTGCATATCAGGCCTTCCCGACCAGTTTGGCCAGCTCAGGGAAGCGCTCGACATACCAGTGAGGCTGTGTTTCGCGGGGGCATTGAGGACTGGTGAGGTTCTTGCCGTAGGCCAGCCCCTTCTCAGTCACCGACCAGAAGTCGACTGTTTCCTGTTTGGAGTTCTTGCGCTGGAGCTGCTTGAGGAAACCATGGGCTTCAAGTGCAAGGTTGAACGCTCGCGTGGTGCAGGCGAAGCCGTTGTCCTTGATCAAAAAGGTAACGGCCTTGGTCGGCATCGAGCTGCCGCCTGAGGCATCTGGCGCGGCATCAATCGCGTAGGCCGGCAGAAAGCTCGACTCCAGACCGTTGTTGGTGGCGATCTTCGCCAACATCATCACCTGGCTTGATGGCGACGGCTTCAGGAGGCGCGTGTAGCACTCCATAAGCGCCAGTTCCCCGACAACCTTCGAACTGCCCTGGGCGACTGCCTCGAACTTCCCGCTTTTGCGAATGCTCGGCAGCACCTCACCCACTACCCACTCTTCGAAGCGCTCGGCCCCGGTCAGCTTGGAGCGCATCACCAGTCGGTATACATCGCGCTCAGGAATGACCGTCATAAAGCCACCACCCTGTTTCGGGGTAGTGGTTGCGGCCTTGCAGTGACGGGAGATCGCGTTCTCTGGCTTTGCATAACCCAAGGCGTCGGCCACGTCACGGGCAACGAACCACGGATCACCGAGCTCGTCGGTGATGACACGAATGGCGCCACCATCGAAGTCGAAAGGAATTACTGAGGTGGCACGCGACACGTTTTGCAATTTGTTAAAACGTGTCGCGACATTGTTCGGGGTATTGCTGGAATTTGGCTGGCTCTGCATAATTGGTCCTCGCAAAGTGTTATCGAATCAGCCGACCTCGACCGTCGGCTTTTTCATGCCTGTGTTTTCGGGTCTGCTTACTATCTAGTGCTGGCCCGTAGCCCCCTTTTTTTGGGGTGATCGAAAAATGGAGATCGCAAAATGGAGATCGAATAAAACCCGCGCATGCGCGGGAATTAGGCGACTTTCAAATTTGGTTGGTGTTTTGCGATCAGTGCTTCAGCCTTCCGGCCAAGCTCCCCTGCCCGCGCCTCAACTTGGCGGCACTGTTCGGCGAACGCCGGCAGGTGCGGCAAGTCCTCTTCGCACATCACCTGGTCATCAAAGACTTCGCTGCCGGTATCGATCACATCGCCCAAGGCGCGGATCAGCGCACCGAAGCTTTTGTTGGTGCACTGATCGCTTTGCATCTGGCGGGCACCGGTCAGCCCGTGGCGACCGGCAAGTTCGTTGATGCAGTGGTCGCGATACTCGGGCTCCAGAGCATTCACCCAAGACTCTTCCAGCCACGACGGCATTTCCTGTTCGCCGGACAGCCAGCGCTGCACACGCTTCAGCCAGCGGCCTGTAGCCTTCATGAATTCGCCGACGTCGTTCAGGCGCGCCAACTCAGCGAAGTCTGGAACCTTGGTGTCCTTGATCTTCGCCTCCGGCACGCGCACGTAGATCTCCCGGCTCAAGGCTTGGGCAAAGTCATCCTGGCTCAGGCTGGTTCGGGCGATCTGGTTGGCGGCATGCGCCACCAAGACCTGATCTCGGGTTTGTGCGGTGTGTCTTGGACTGGACGTTTCCATGTGGACTGCTCTCTTCTAATCTGGCTTCAACGAATGGCGACGCGTTGATCGTCAGGCGGCTACTTGGGATTTTGATTCGGTGAGAAGCTCATAAAGATCAGGTCGCAAGCCGGACATGGTCAGCTCCCCTTCTGTTGCGGCCTGAAGCTTTTTCGAGAGCTCAAGTGAAGGCTTCCGATGACCACCTGCAATTTGGTAGAGGTAGCCGACGCTGGTGCCTGCCGCTGCCGCAACTCGATCGCGCTCAGGTGCGGTCGCCTTCTTGAGCCACTCTTGCATTTGGGTGGTCATGGGTATTCTCCGTTTGTCTCGCACAGAGTTTAGCCTCTAGCTAAATTGTTTAGCAAGCAAGAGTTTAGCTCGGAGAATATTTATCATTTAGCTAAGAGCTGCAATCATTAGCGCATGGATATTTACGCGATCAGAAAGCGCAACCTGGAAGCCCTTGCAGGCGACAGAAAGCGAAAAGAATGTGCAGAGAAATGGGGAACATCGTCGTCGGTGCTCAGCCAGATTCTGTCGAAGAACCCTGTCAGAAACTTGGGGGATGAGCTCGCGCGCAGGATTGAGGCAGCGGAGGATTTGCCGAAGGGGTATTTGGATAACGTGCGTGACGATGCGATCCAGGCAGAGTCAGTCCATCGTCAGCCTCACTCAGAATTACGCGACATTCACCTTTGGGATGACGCCACGCCCGTAGAGGACGATGAGATTTGCGTTCCGTTTCTGAGGGAGGTTGAGCTGGCAGCGGGCTCAGGTCGATTTACTGTTGAGGAAAGCCCAAATTCATTCTTGCGCTTCGGCAAGCGCAGTCTTCGTCAAAATGGTGTTCAGTTTTCAAATGCCAAGTGCGTGACAGTTCGGGGAAACAGCATGCTCCCGGTTCTACGTGACGGAGCAACGGTTGGCGTAAACACCGGCGTGACCAGCGTCAGCGAAATTACTGATGGTGATCTCTATGCGATCAACCACAATGGCCAGTTGAGGGTGAAACAGCTTTACCGCATACCGACCGGAATACGCTTGCGAAGCTTCAATCGCGACGAACATCCGGATGAGGACTACACCTTCCAAGATATTCAGGAAGAGCAGATCGTCATCATTGGTCACGTTTTTTGGTGGGGCATGTACGCTAGGTAGCGTCGGTTTTGTCATTAATTGACATTGTTCGCCATGCGCACCAAGGCGAACAATTTCAATGAATTGACTATCATCGACAGCATATTTACCACTGATCGATTTTCAGCTTAATTGGGCTAAATTGCCGGATAGCCCCTAACTCTTTCTCCAGACTTAAACCGATTGGTATCGTGGACCCGTTGAGAGAGTGCGCGCTTGAATCACTACTGCTCAACTCTAACCACGAATCCCTTCAGAAGCTGCTGTGTCCGAATCAGCTCAGCTTGACGTTCTGCTTTTGCGCGATCCGCGAAAGGACCAACAAAGACTCGCGTTTTTCCGTCCTTCGTTACCGAGTAGGAGGAGAAACCGTCTCCCGTTATTTTCTTCTGCAGACTTGCGGCTTGTGTCGCATCATTCATCGAGGCAACCTGGACAGCCCATTTAGGGCCCTCTGGCACGGCAGCTGGCGCGGTCTTCGCGGCGCTTGGCTTGGTAGTTTTCTTTGACTCCACGGCTGCCGTTGTCGTGGTTGGCAGCTCTCCGCTTATCTGCTCTATCTTTTTCGGCGCAGGTTTTGGCTCGCACTTCCCTAGCCAGTAAATATCTTGAAAGTACGAAACCCCGTTGCTATTGATCTTGGCATTCACACCCTCTTCAAGCGTGACGTAGCCAACCTCGAAAATTCCCTGCTTTGAGTAGTTGAAATTCGCCACAAATCGACGGAATCCGGTGTATCCGCCGAAAGAATTCCTAGAATTGACCTCCCCACAAAGAAGGCCGTAGTGCGTATCACCAATGGCTTGGTTCTCTACCATGAAAACCCCTTGAAACTTCGCGGAGTCGGGGTCCTTCAGGGCGGAGGCAACCATATCCTTGCCCTTCTCTACGGCCATTTCTTTAGTAACGTCGCATCCGGCCATTGCAGCTACCGCCGTACCAATAGTGAAAACCCTGATCCACACAGAAAAGTCCATTTAAACCGCTCGCAAAGCCCGTAATTGGTGACCCTGAAGGATACCAGCCTGCACCCTGCCCAGCCCGCTAAGAGCGGGCTTTTTTGCGCCTGAAATCTTCCAATCACCACGCACCCAACGGCCTTTCCGCTAAACGAAATATGCACACGCTAACTTTTTTAGCAGAAAGCTATTGACCAAATGTTTAGCTTTGAGCTAAATTTACTCCATCGCAGCGACACACAGCTACTGCGAAGGGCCTCAAGAGATCCGCCGCTCTTTAACAGTCAGGAATCTTCGCGGATCGATCCCCGGAAACGGGCATAGCGCGAAACACAAACTTCGATCCCCATGCAGGCTCTGGAACCTGCCGGACTCCCCATATGGGAGGACGCCAAACCATGCAAGCCAGCCGGCGAAGAACACCGAACACGAAATGTGTGACGCCGGCCAGGTGGGGAAACCGCGGCGCCGAGCATGGGGCGGATAGAAACACGGAATTTTTCACTGATGCACCTGGTGACGGGTGCATTGGGAAAACAACCGGAGGGATTCACGATGTTCAACATGGCAACCATGGCGGCTGATGAATGCCGCGCCGACGCTGAAGAGCGCACCTACTACCGCTGGATCAACAAGGCATCCCAACTGCTCGGCCACCAAGTCGCCTTGGGCTCGCAGGAAGAAAGCGACCTACATGACTTCTACGCCGACGGCTGCACCCCGGACGAGGCTGTGACTGAGCTGTTGGCTCAGCAAGCTTTGGAGGCGGCATGAACAAGGTCCTTCGAATCACTCTTCGCGGCGAGCGGCACGTATTCACCGACAAAGACCTGGGCAAATGCATCCGCGAGGCCAACCGGATCAACGCGGAACGTGGCTACACCAACGGCGTGTGCGTGGTTGAGCTGGAAGACGGGCACCGCATGACTGCGGCTGACTGCAAGGCTGCTGCATGACGATTTCACTGGCTGGCCTTGGCGACAGGGCCAGACGGGAAATCAACCGAGGGTAGGACGATGCAAATCGAATTTAACCTGGCCGAAAAGGCAGTGCCACATCCGGCAATTGCACAGTGGCTAAAGGTAGCGGAGGAAGCTGAGCGCGCCGGCGTTTCCGGAGATGCCTATCGTAGAGCTGCACGCAGCATCGAAATTGAGCAAGAGACAGGCGTCGCAGTTTGCGCCTGCTGCTTCAAACCTTTCGGGCGCGGCACGCTTAAGCACTAAACAACCAGCGCCACGACAGCCTGTCGTTAACTGCCCGATCCTCTCTATGAGAGCGTATCGGGGTGTGATCTGGCGGCAACTGCCGTCGGCGTCCCGACCTGTCAGCGACGGGGAGGCTGTGAGGCCTGTGAAGCGTAGAGCCACAGCAAGGGCAAGCGGGCACCGATGCCGCCAGATCACACCCCGATGCGGACGAAACTGCGGCCTATAACCGCCCACCTGCATCAACGCGGGGTAGCTTGCGCGCAATCAAGCCAGCAACAAGCACCACGGCGGTAAAGCCCGCGCCGGAGACGTAACCGGCAAGCAGATGCGGCGTTGAAAGCTGGGTTGAACGCTTCGGCGGCCCTAGAGAAACGCAGGTTAATAGGCGCCAGATAATGCTGGTTGCTCCTCCGAGCGGTCGTCCCGAAAGGGTCCGCTCTCGCCGGTCTCGCGCCTGGCCATCTGCACCATTTGATGACTGAGAACGGCGAGCGCCCGCCAAGATGCCAACGGCGCGCATTGGAGGATGACCATCATGAAATAGTTGAACTGATCCGCCTCGCGCGGCGCGGCAAGCCTGAAGGCCGGCGCCCATCACACATACAGGCAGCGGATAGTAGGCCGTCGATGTCACCGCGCATCGGCCGAAAGCGGTAGGCCACCTTTATGCACGTCGACAATTTGATGCTACAACCCAGGCTGTCGCCAGTAGCGGGCCTGGGCAACTACTTGGCTACCGGTGCATAGCTTGGGCATATGTTCCTGATCGCCAACTCATCCCCTGTGCCCCGCATCTGAATCTCCCTGATTTCATCTTGAAAGGCTGGGTTATTTTCGACCTCAGCAATTTCTTTCTTCAGATCGGCGTTAGGCGCGAACTCAGGCAGGCTCATCAGGTTCTGCAAAGAGTAATTCATCTCGGGCTTCCATTCGGCGCACATGCGCTCCATCGCAACTGCAGTGATAGCAACATCGCGGGTGGTATAGGCCGCTAAGGCTTGTCCAAAATTACTGAGCGCAAAGCAAGCAACCAGACAGGCGCTTTTCGAAATCAAACGCATAGATGAATCATCCTTAAATAATCTCAGTGCCTTATCGGCAGCCGATACAAAAAGATCAGCTTCCCCCACCTAATCAACACCACTCGGATGCACTCCCCTCCGCGCCCAACGGCAACCAGCGGAGCGGATGAGTGCATCCGAGTTTTGTTGGATCAACACCCCGCCACCCTGGAGACGACCATGTCAGCTCTACGCAAGCCCATCCCGGAAGACGACTTTCTCGAAACAGAGGCAGGTCAGGAATGGCTGGCCGAATCGGTCGACGATCTGCTTTATCGGCGCCACGTCGAGGCACCAAATCCGGTAGGCCGAAGCAAGGTCCTGGTCAGCGCCGACCACTTACCGCAGGCGCTGGCGGATCACATGGCCGCGAACCCGGATCCTGATCGGTACATCGAGAAGATTTTGATCGAGCTGATCAGGCGGAAAGACGGCGGGATTCTGCACACCTGGGCCATCGAAGCCGTCGGCGGTGATCCGCAGATCGTTCGGTCGCTCGCCGGCGACCTGGTCGCGGTGCACGCCAACGAGTACCGAGATGCCAAGCGCGAAAGCGATCGCGTTGAGCGGGAGTGTGGGTTTTGAGCCCTCACATCCTGATTGATCAAGCGCTTGATGGAGTGTCGGCACCCGCCGGCGAAGAAGACATCAGCTTGCTGGTACAGGCGCTGATCACCCGCCTCTTCACTGACGGAGCGATCACCACTGACGAGTTCAACCACTACTGCAAACGCCTGCGTGACACCTGTCAGCGGCGCAAGGAGGATGCATGAGTACGGCACCGGTTAAATCGCTGATCGACGAGCAACTCGAGGACATCGAAAACAAGATCGCCCTGCTCGGCTTCGGCCTTCCCTTCAACGAGGTGATCGGTCGCAAGCGAGAGGACCTGGTCGCCAGCCTGCCACAGCGCTTGGCGCCTTCCATGAAGGGCAAGCGGATCGCGGTGAGGGTTCGGTCGTGACCGGTCGCCAATTGGCGCGCCGCCTGATCATCTGGCGCGGCGCGTTCTCTTCCCTCGGCGTCTTCACCTTCCTGATGCTGCTCAGCGCCCTCGCCGATCACATCACTCAATAAACCCCATCTTTCAAAGCCGCGCACACGCGCGGCGGGAGATCGTCATGCCTGCACCAAACCTCGCACTCTGGGAGGAGGTCGAAAAGACCGACCCTAAGTTCACCAAGGAATACACCGGCCCCGGCGGTTTTACAGGTACCGCGGTGAACGCCCAATACCTGGCTAAGCGTGCCACTGAGCAGTTCGGGCCTTGCGGTACCGGCTGGGGGTATGACGTGATCGAAGAGCGCTTTGATATCGGCGGACCGCTGCTGAGCAAGGACGGAGCAGTTTTGGCCAACGCCCAGGTTCACACACTCAAAGTCGCGCTGTGGTACCTCGGCGGCGACGGTGAGCGCAAGACGATCACGCACTATGGACACACGCCTTTCATCACACAGAACCGGTTTGGTATCAGTACTGACTTCGACGCACCAAAGAAATCTCTCACAGATGCGATCGGCAAATGCCTGAGCCAGCTCGGCTTCTCCGCCGACGTTCGCCTGGGTCTTTACGACGACATTCACTACGTCAACGAACGCCTGGGTGAAGCCGAAATCGAGCGCGCCGAGGACAAGATCGAAGCGAAGGAGCGTCTGGCAGCTGAATACCGCGAATGGCTGGCTGAAACACTCCACTTGATCGGTACCGCGCAATCACTCAACGAGTTGGAGCAGCTCTACAAATCGGCGATGCGCAAGATGGCACTGCGCCAGAGCGACCCAGAACGCGAAGCCCACAAACTTAAATTCACCCGCGCCAAGGACGCCCGCAAAGCGGACCTTGAGGACGCTATGGAGGGTGTAGTATGACTGATCTCTACAAGCTGAATAGGCAGATGGCCGAACTCGCGGCACTGGCTGACACTGACGACGAAGGGCTGCGCCAAGCCATCCAAGACACTATGGACGGCATAAAAGGTGAGCTTGAAGTAAAGGCCGAAAGCGTCGTCATGCTGCGCCGGAACATCGAAGGTGACATTGACGCAATCGACAAGGAAGTCGACCGCCTCAACGAACTCAAACGCATCAAGAAAAACACCGTGGGCCAGCTCAGCGATTACCTGCGTCGAAACATGGAAGCCGCAAACATCAAGTCGATCAAACGGCCGCTGTTCACGATCTCTCTCGCTCTCTCGCCCGAGAAAGTCATTGTCGACAACGAACAAGCTGTGCCCGATGAGTTTGTCTCGGTGAATAGCGTGATCACACCCGACAAAAAAGTCATCGCCGTCCGGCTCAAGGAAATACGCGATCACAACGACGCTGTGCGCAAGCGCATCGACGCCGGCGAAGACGCGGAACACGAGCTGCTACCGGAACCGGTCTGGGCTCACCTTGAGCGCGGCGAAAGCTCGATACGGATCAAGTGAGGCCAGCATGATCAGCAACCACCTCAACGACGTCGAGCGGCGGCGTCAGGACGCAAAAGATCTTTCCGCTCAGATTGCCCAGTACCTGGCCGCCGGCGGAAAGATTCATGAGCCGGAACCGGCGCCGATCAAGTTCACCAGCACCTCCGAGCGGAAGTACCCGCCAAGCTTTCAGCGACCAAAGGTGAAGGACGAAACGACCGCTCGCGTTGCGCGAATCCGAGAAATGGCAAAAACGCTGACCCGGAACGAGATCTGCGAGCGGGAAGGAATAGCTTTGGCCACACTGAAGGCGATCGCCTCCAAGCACGCCATCAAGTTCCAAGTTCGGCAAAAAATCGGAACGGCGCCGAACAAGGTGCCGCCAAATGTGGAAGCGCGATTAGTCGATCAGATCAAGGACTGCATCGCCGGCGGCATGAACCGGAGCCAATGCTGCAAAGCTCTGGCGATCAGTTACAACATGCTTGACCGGATTGTCCGCGACCACAAGATCGACTATCCAAAGCTGAAGTCCGCATTTCGATGAAACGAACCATCAACCGGGCTGCCACGCGCCGCCGACAGACCTGGCTGGACTTGCCGGCCAGCGGAATTGAAGAGGTAGGCCATGGCCGAAGAACAGGAACTGACGGTGGAAGAACCCCAGCCGACAGCGGAAGCCATCAAGCAGCGCAAGAAGCGCGAGAAGTCAGCAGCGAAGGACGCCGCATTGGGCGTCGAGAAGTTTACGGTTGAGGTTGCCGGCGTGTTCAAGCCAGACCTCAAGCGGGTCATGGCCGCCCACGGCTTCAACAACCAGCAGGAGGTGTATCAGAACCTGCTGCGGAACCTGATCACCGCTGACTTCGAAACTCAGGCCCAGATGCTCGAGTGTGTCACGACACCTTTTGTTGTTTCTTAAAAGGTGTCACGACAATTGAGAGACGCCGGATTGCAGCACTTGGCGAAACATCCCGGCGAGGAAGGCGACGAAGTTATTGATCCTTTTCGGGGAGAACGTCCATCTGTAAATGGAACTCCAGAACTTCAGGAGAATTCTTTCCGTCCGGCGTAGTTCGCGGAATGGTGTGTAAAACCCGTCCTGAATGATGGGCGCCGTTCTCAAGCTCGATTGTGTATTCACCATCACCAGTTGCATTGCCTGAGTGGTGGAACTGCCCCTCTCGAAGGGTGATCTTGTACCGGCCCGGGGCCTCATCAAGAGCTTCGAGAAAAACCGGATCGCTTCCAAGTTTGAAGTCGTAACGAAGAAGCGCTGGTGGTGCAGATACGGTAAACGATTCGACTTTCAGCTTTTGCACAGTTTTCTCCTTGATCCGGCTCCATGCCGGCCATCCGCAATACCCTAACCCAAACCAAATTGCCATCGTCGACTTATGGCGGCTAATTCAACAGGAGCTGATTGAATGGGCCATCATCAGCTGAGGATTGGATTTCATATACGTCAGCCACTTGTCCTCAATGCCAGCCTGGACAAAATGATCAACGACCTGAGGTAGTAACCAGCATACCGTTTGGAGCAGAAGATTGTCTGACCCCCGCGGCGCTCTTTCTTCATAAATGTAGCGAAGGCTCTTGAATACGTCTTTCTTTCTTTCCAGCAGGTCGACTTGAGATGCCAGTCCTACCTTTTTCGCGATATCAGTAGGAACCTGATTGTAGAGACCGATCAAATCGTGCCCATCTTTTAATTTGATGTGCCTTGAGCTGTACTGCTCAAGCACAGTTCCTTTTCTCGGATTATCCACCGCTTCGACCAGCAAGCTCTTTATTAGAAGCTCCATCGCCAAGGCAGCGTTGACCTCACTCTCGTAAGAGAGGTGCGCGTTAAGTAATACCGCTGAGGCCTTCGCATACCTGTATGCGGACTCCAAAACCCAAATCGCCATGTCCACCCCTCAAGCGCTACGAACACACTTACAAATAACCCACTTCTACGAATCACGCCAGCCTGTGGGAATCTTCAGTCATCGCGTCCGGTCTGGTCGCGGATGTGTGTAGGCAATCGTGGATCACTCGGATTATATCGGTAGCGCCCTTCACCCTTTTGAAAGTCTTTCAGGTCCTGAAGAACATATTGAAGCTCTGACAGATTGGTCTGGATGCTTTCAATTTGCTTTGCTTGAGCGCCTTCGAGCCTGGACCTCTCTAGCTCGACATCATCGAATCTTTGCGCCATCCGCTCAATCTGCCGTTGGCTCTTGCTCACCATCCAAAACGTCATCGCACTTAAATAGATCACAAGGCAGATAACTGCAGTGCCCAATGACTTTGACGTCAACTCGTTCCAAATATCGTCCACTTTGTCCACTCCTTACTGGTTGCGCAAATTTAGCGCAGAGGGATCCCCTATGTCCGCACAACAGATCGACGAAAAGAAACTCGAGCGCGCGATCCGCAAGATTAAGCACTGTCTGGCACTGGCCCAAAGCGCGAACGAGAACGAAGCCGCCACGGCGTTGCGCCAGGCCCAGGCATTGATGCGTGAGTACCGGCTGACCGAAATGGATGTGAAGTTGAGCGACGTCGGCGAAGTTGAGTCGGATTTGTACCGCGCCAAGCGTCGGCCGGCATGGGATCAGCAATTGAGCATCGCCGTAGCAGATGCATTCAACTGCACGACCCTGCGGCGCAGGAAGTGGAGCTCTGCGAAAGGGCAAGTCATCGAGTGCGCGACATTTGTTGGCGTTTCTCCCGCTCAGAACATCGCCCTGTATGCGTATGAGTCACTGCACACCAAGCTCACCCAGGCGCGCAAAGAGTACTGCTCTGCCGTCAGGTCTGGCATTCGCCGCAGTGACTACTCGCCCGAAACCGCTGGCGACCATTTCGCGCTGGCGTGGGTATGGGAGGTCCAGTCGAAGCTGAAAGCGCTTGTGCCTCAGGCCGATGATGATCCGGCTGGCCAGTCCGCCACCGGCCAAGACCTTGTCGCAATTCAGGCGCAGGACAAGGCATTGATCAGCGAATACCTCGCCACTCAGGACATCAGAGAGTCACGGAAAAGCAAGGGCGTCGAGTTGGATATGAACGCCCAGATCGCTGGGATGCTCGCCGGCCAAAAGGTAGAACTGCATGCCGGCATTGCACGCGCTGGCGAAGACGTTCTGGCCCTATCCGCAACCGCCTGACCTCATCTCAATTCGCTACCCGGCACTTGCCGGTAAGGACTCCGCATGCTCACAGCAATTGACTTGTTTTCTGGTTTCGGTGGTTGGACGCGTGGCGGCAAGGACGCCGGACTCAATGTCCTCTGGGCGGCGAACCACTGGCCCGAGGCGGTCGAGTGGCACACCCGCAATAACCCGGACACGATCCACGCCTGTCAAGATCTGCACCAGGCGAACTGGGCGGACGTGCCGAAGCACGATGTCATGCTCGCCTCGCCGTGCTGCCAAGGGCACACCAAGGCTCGCGGCAAGGCTGCCGGCAACCCTCAGCACGACAACTCGCGATCGACAGCATGGGCGCCAGTCGGCAACGCCGAAGTCAACCGGCCAGAGTTCGCCGTGATCGAGAACGTGCCGGAGTTCATGGACTGGATTCTGTACCCGGCGTGGGCTGATGCGATGCAGCGCTTGGGTTACGCGCTGGCTCCGCACATCGTGGACTGCGCCGACCTCGGTGTCCCACAGCACCGTGTGCGCCTGTTCATGGTCTGTTCGCGCAGCAAGGCGCCATTGCACTTGCAGCTCCCCCGCTACCAGCACGTGCCCGCCCGCGACATTATCGACTTCGACTCCGGCAAGTGGTCGCCGATCAATAAGCCTGGCCGCGCCGCGTCGACACTGATCCGCGTGAAGAATGGGCGCGAGCGTTTCGGGGATCGTTTCGTGATGCCCTATTACGGATCAGGGTCCGGGCTGACCGGTCGCAGCCTTGACCGTCCGATCGGCACCATCACCACACTGGATCGCTGGGCAGTCGTCGACGGCGACATGATGCGCATGATCACCGCCGACGAAGCGATGGCCGCTCAGTCCTTCCCGAAGGACACGCTGCGCCCGGACAACCACCGGCTGACCATGCACATGACCGGAAACGCGGTACCGCCACTTGCAGGTAAGCGAATCATCGAAGCATTGAAAGCTGCTGCATGATGCGCATACTTAAATCACTTCCACAAAGACTCATTCTCGTTTCGGACCATGTGGAAAGATCCAAATGCAGGCCGAACCCTGAAGCAGGAGACAGTGCCGGACAGTGCGCCTAGTTTCTCTGAAAGCTCCGCACGAGTTATTTCACTATGAAAACCCACTTGAACTTCTTTCAAAACAATATCGCTATCAAATTCTTTAAAGTAGTACTCGCCTGTTTTAGTTTCAAGATTGAAGAAGCACCTCGACTCATCCTCATATGCCCATTGCGAGTATTTTGTAGAAAGAATTTGGCGCATCCACTCCTCGGCATGGTCTGGGTGCTTAGGAAAACTGGCCTCGTTAACTCTCTCATCGATGTACTTTATATCTATGAGCGAATCAGAACGGACATCGAAACCAAGGCATACACCTCTATTCCTATCAGCGTAGTGCGCCCACTGTACGGGGCTTTGACTCGAATTACTGAAACAGATGATACCAAATCTTTTGTCAAAAATACTTTTTGCGATATTGAATAGAGAACGGACTTTCTTGTTTCGGATATTGTTACTAAGAAGTTCAAACGGGTCGTTAAGACCGAGAAGAGTTGAGATTTTCAATCGCCGCATCTGTACATTCTGCAATCCGTATTCACTGTTAACGAAGTGGTAGACGCGCCGCATTTTTGTTTCAGACATCTCAGCCTCCGAGCCAATTGAAGTTCAGCTTGGAAGATAGCATCCAAGCTGGCAAGTGATCACCATTCTCCACCGCCCGGGCATGCCCCGGCATAGGACGCCCCATGCCCACAGAAAACAAACCGGTCGAGCCGCTGAAAGTTGAGCGCTAGACAGTCACCAAGCTGGTGATCCCCGGCGCGCCGCGGCTCGATGCCTCTAGTCGCGACTTCAGGCTGCGGTGCACTATGCGGTGACAATTCGCACAAAGGCATCGCAGTTGATCGAGAGTCGTCTTGTGGTTCTCACCCATATCGGCGACATGGATGGCATCATGGTGGACTTCAATACAGGCCTCACCAAAATCACCATAGGTTTTGATAGGATCTGTACCGCACTCCTCGCAGAACAGTCGGCCATATTTTTTGATGAATGAAGCCTTCTTAGCTTTAGATAGACCTGGTGAGCGTTCCCGTTTCAGGTGGTACACTAATTTGACCTGGCCCTCCGCCCAGTCTTTCTCCTCAGTGTCAGTGGGTATTTCGACCGGCTCAATTTGCTCATCTTTTAGAACAATCTTGTAGCCTGCTGCCTCCAACAGTTCAAAGCAGACAGTACCCACACCACCAGTGAAGTGGACTGGCTTAATGTCCAATCCCAGCGCAGCTGAGGCGGCAAGACCAAACACTTGCTTCGGCGCCAACCTCATACCGTTGTCGGCCAACAAGTCGTAATCAACCGAAGGTTTGTACCCATCTGCAGGCATACCTTCAATTAGAGCCTGTACCGCCTCCCAGATATACTCGGGGGTAACCTTTCGCAGCTGCTCCGCCGGTAAACGGCTCTGGAATTCGTCCAAAACCATCCCACTTGGAGTAGCAACAACATTTTTTGCATTCAACGCTTCGAAATCACGGTCAGCCACCGGGTGTGCGAACCCGTGGACCAAGGTCAAACGCTGCCCTTTATATGAGACTACGCTTAAGGCGCTGTTGCTTTTTGAATGTTGACCATCAGCCGGGAGCATTCTAATTCTACCTCTAACGTCAAAAGCCCCTGACTCAATCAGTTTTATTAATTCTTCCGCGGTAGCTGATTGAAAATCTTTGTTGTCTTCAGTTTTAAGTGTGTAGCTGAATTTACCTTTTTTAGGGCCTACTAGACCTTTGTATGGGTGGCATTTAACTCCGCTTTTATTGAGCCCAACGACATCTTCCAAAAACTCAAGCCTACTCATTCAGCGTGCCCTCACAGATCCCTATTGTTCGAATGATGAAGCACGCACCTCGAAATTGAAATCCGTCTTTTACCGCTAAGCGTTAACCCTCCTCCCCCTTCAAAGTCAGCCGCTATAGCGGCAAGGACGAAGTCATGCCTGAACAAAAGCCAATCATCATGTTCGACGCTCCGGAAGCGGCCAGCCTCAAAACGGTAACCGGTTGGGTTTCCGCCGATGGTCGATTTTTCGGCGCGGACGAAAACCTTGCCCGCTACTGCGGTGCCACCCATCGCCGCTGCGAAGCGAACCCTGATCACGATATCTACGAAGTGAACAGCTACTGTAAAGCGTGCCACCACGCCCGCCGCCAAGCGAAATTCGCGGCGATGCCAGTCAAGGAATGGGCCGGCGAACCTCTGGTCATTTTTGATGGTGATCGTTACTTCTTTGATGAAGACGATCTGCGCGACTACCTGGTCGAGAGCGAAATCGATCTGGCCGACCTGCAACTCTGTATCTGCGAACCGAACTACCCCAGCCAAATCGACCCGGCAGGTCACTTCATCGATGACCTGCCAGAGGACGGCGAGATCCGCGACGATCAGTTGCTTGCGGCATTCGAATTGCTGAACGAGATGATCCGCAAGTCCGAGCCGCTTTCTTGGTCAGAAGGCGAATTCGCCGCGCAACTCCCGCAGGCGCTCATTGATGAGGTCACCATCGCGAGGGCCGCAGCATGATCCTCAAATGCATGGCCGGCTGCACCCTCTTCTTCTGGCTTCCACTGACCCTGACCATTAAGGCGGTGATCGGATGAGCAAAGAACTGCGTGAGGACATCATCGCGTACATGCGAAAGCAGAACATGTCCGTTCGGGGTTGGTTCTGCACCTGGTGGTTTCGATTCCATATCCAACACGGCGCGCTGGGGACGCGCGTCATCAGGAAGGAGCTCGAGCGGATGGAAAAGGAAGGACTTGTTCGATCCGATCGCTCGCAAACCAACAACACCAAGTGGCAACTTACTGAGGTGACGCCATGATCATCATTCCAATTGCCGCCCCGCTCTACATGGCCTACCTCATCTACAAGGGGCCGTGGCGATGAATATGATCGAAGTGAAAACGCAGGATCTGGCAGGCCTGGCGCTGAACTGGTCTGTGGCAACCGCAGTCGGCTGCGGAGATATCGTCGTGAAGAACGATGCCATTTCCTGTATCTACGAAATGTCAGACGGCAGCGGCTGCTGGACTAATCTGTACGAGCCGTCCACTGACTGGAGCCAGTGCGGCCCCCTGATCGAGAAAAACAAAATCGGCTTTGGTCCCGTCCGTCGCGTGGGATGGGTGGCACACCCACATCGCCCAAATGCGCCAACCGAATGGCTCGAAGCTGAAGAGCCGCTGGTTGCAATCTGTCGCGCCATCGTCGCGGACAGGCTCGGCATGGTGTTGAGCATTCCCGCCGAACTTGTCCCATGAGGCGCTTGGTCAGCGTCCGCACCGAAGAACTGACCGGCCCGGCGCTGGACTGGGCAATCGACGCGATCGAGGATAATCAGCAGCCCGTGGCCGGCCAGCTGGATCTCTTCGCCATGCCCGACGCCGAGCAACTGATCACAAAGTACGGCGTCTGGGTCGATGTCGGCCACCGGCACCAGTGGCTGGCCGACGCGACGTACGATCCATTCAACCGCCAGTCCGGCGAAACCCGAGCAATCGCCGTATTCCGCGCCGTGGTCTTCGCCAAGCGCGGTGCCACGGTCAAGGTCCCCGCCGAACTCATCCAGCAGTAACCCCTCCCCCAACTCAACAGCCTGCCGGTGTACGGCGGGCGAGGAATTCGTATGCCTGATCAAAAACACCAACTGCGCGAAGTGGCTATCGAATCGATCTCGGATATCGCCCAACACCTGCCGCTCGATTGCCAGATGTTTGTGATCGTCTGCCGGCCGGGCAAAGCTGACTTTGACCTGGTGCTGCCTTCGCCCGAGGCGAACTTGAATAACGCGCTCGACGCGCTGCGCCGCCAAGGCCTGAGCATCGACGGCGACAACGCCTATAAGCGTGACCTGCTGGACGCAGTGGTCGGCGCACTGGCACTCGGCGCGCAGAACAGTAATCCGCCACCGGCTGGACACTGGGGCCAGCGCTTCTGGGATATCGGACGCGAAGAGCGCGGACTGCACGAAGAGCTGGTCACAGCCCTGAGCCTTGCCGTCGAGCGCTGGACGCTCCTGGCAAATGAGTTCAAGTACACCACTCCGGAACATCAGCAAGAGCTCGCCGAGATCTCGAAGGCCCGAGCCGCTATCGCCAAAGCCACCCTATAACCACCTTCTGCCGCCACGCGCGGCATGGAGCAATACCTCATGGCAAATCGAAGCGCGGCCCAGGTCGCGCCAATCCTCCCGCGCTTCATTCGCGCCGGCGAGGCATACGGCTACCTCGGCATGTGCCGGGACGAATTCAACAAAACAGTCCGGCCGAACGTTCGTGAATTCCCGATCGGGAAACAGGGCGTCGGCTTCGACCGAATCGAGCTTGACCAGTGGGCTGACGCCTACATCGAGTCCATGGCAATTGAAAAAGCGGCCAATCAGGACAACAATCAGCCCCGCAGTGGGCGCCAAGGAGCAAGTAAATGGCGCGAAAAACAATCTCCGGCCTCTACGAGAGGAACGGAATTTGGCACATCGACAAAGTCGTCAGAGGTCAGCGACTTCAGGAAAGCACTGGATCAAGCGAAAGGCAGGAAGCGGAGCAGTACCTGATCCACCGCTTGGAAAAACTCCGGCAGGAAAAGGTTTACGGTGTACGCGAGGTGCGAACCTGGCGCGAGGCTGCCACCAGATTCCTGGTGGAATTCAAGGATCAAGCCTCTATTGCCCTGTCCGCTTCTCACATCGAACAGCTCGATCCGTACATTGGCGACCTACCAATCACGCATATTGATGACGGCACTCTGGCCGCCTTCAAGCGAGATAGGCAGAAGCCAACCAAAACAGCGAATGGGAAAGTAAAGCCAGGCGTGTCGAACAGGACGGTGAACATTGCCCTGCAGCGAGTCGTCAGGATCCTGAACCTGTGCCACAGGAAGTGGCGAGACGCTGAGAAGCGGCCGTGGCTGGACAGCGTGCCGATGATATCGATGCTTGAGGAAAAGAGATCGAGCCGAAAGCCCTACCCGCTTTCATGGGAAGAACAGTCGATGTTGTTCGCCGAGATACCGGATCACCTGTTGAGGATGGCCCTCTACAAAGTGAATTCAGGATCTCGGGAACAGGAAGTCTGCAAACTTGAGTGGGATTGGGAGATACGGGTGCCGGAACTTGGAACGAGCGTGTTCCTGATCCCACCGGAGTTTGGTGGACGGCACGAAAAGGCGGGGGTGAAAAACAGGGATGAAAGGTTGGTCGTACTGAATCGGGTAGCGATGTCGATTATCGACGGCCAGCGCGGACTTCACAAAAAGTATGTTTTCCCATACGGGCAGCCGGACGAGTACGGCCCAACCGCGATGCACAGGATGAACGACACGGCATGGAAGAAGGCAAGAATCAGGGCGGCGGCTAGATGGGAAAAGGAACACAAGTCGCCAGCACACCCTGGGTTCCGCTCGATCAGGGTTCACGATCTGAAGCACACCTTTGGCAGAAGGCTCCGTGCGGCGAACGTGACAGAGGAAGATCGAAAGGCACTACTTGGGCACAAGAACGGCAGCATTACGAGCCACTATTCTACCGCAGAGCTTGAGCATTTGATTGAGGCGGCGAACAAAGTGTCGGCAACCGATTCGCGAGGACCGGCGCTGACCATCTTGAGGAGAAAAACGGGATGAACCCCCGCAAAAGTCCCTACGCATGAAAAAGCCCAACTCGCTAAAGTTGGGCTAAGTCATTGAAATATATGGTCGGGACGGAGTGATTCGAACACTCGACCCCTAGCACCCCATGCTGGGAGCAGAAGCTACCTAACCTACTGTTTTATAAAGAAAAGACCGTCTTTTTTGACCGACAAAACATAAGCATTTTTGTGTTTATGCAAACGGAAAGACGCGGTCTCCAAAGGAGGTTTTGCGCAAGTTTGATCCTGTTGGGAGGTGACGAGAGCAGAAGCATGTACCATCCTCAATTGCCGATGCAAAAAAACACAAACAATGGAATGTCAGCATGAAAAAGCTAGCCCTGTCTCTGATCGTTATCTCTCTTGCCGGCTGCTCTACGCCACCAAGACCAGCGCCTGCAAAGCCTCTGATTCTTTACCGATATCCGATGAACGAAAACACAGTTCTGCTTGCTCACACGATGGCGAGTTACGACCTGAAGGATCCGGATAGTGCAAAGTTTCGTGATACGTTTTTCGTAACCTCAGACGGCCGAGGGGAAGCACGAGACAAATCGAAAGACTCCTGGTGTATCGAGATCAACGGAAAAAATAGCTACGGTGCCTATACTGGGTTCAGTTGGGCTCTTCTTCCGGCAGGTGGAAGGTCGGTCATCATGGGCAACTCACCGGCCGGTGCAGTAGCGAGTCAGCTCTGCGCATCTGCGATTTATCCGCCAGCGGGATAAGTTTACGACCCACCATGTCAAGGTGACCTCGAAACCAATGCAAGCTATTGATCCAAAAGGAAAAATTAGTGGTTTTTACGAGGTGCAAAATCAACATTTCACCCTATAAGAATCAATAACTTAGCGTTGTATATTCTTACAGTAGTGCCACCCCTTCTCCGGCGTTCTGCCGACCTGAAATCCAAGCCAATTGTTCGCCCCTGCTACGCTGAAAACTCCACGAAGGATTCGCGATGCCAAATTCTGACCTACTCCCTTCCCTGCTATTCAAGCTCAACGAAAACCAGCTCGCGTTGGAAGCCGCCATCTTGGAGCTTTCAAACTGGGTCGAGCAACGCGGGTCAGCCGACGTCGCCGACAATGTGCGCGGTGCCCTGGAGGCCATCGACAGGAATGAGGAATTTATCAAGATGGCGCTAGCGGTGCTGATGACGACGGAGTGATTAGCTAGCTGGACCCGGAGCGCGCCGAGCGTATGGTGGTTGATCAGGGCGATCCTGATTGAGTTGTTTGAATGGTTCCGTGTCAGCTCTGACGTTGGTAATGTGAGGTGCCAAGAGACACACTTGATAAACCCGTTAGATAATGCTGAAAGCAAAAAACTGCCACACTCAGGATCATATAAAGAGGGTACCAACCTTGAAGAAAATATTGTCATTCGACCCTAACACCAGCTTCTTCGAACTCACGATTGTAAGGCTAGCGGCTTCTATCATTATAATTCTCGCAATATCTTCCGCCCTAGTCATATTTTATGACCCCGCATTAAAACTCACACTCAACCTCAGCCACGAAGGCTTCAACAACGCGTTAACAATTTTCAGATTCCCGATTGGGCTAACGGCAATTCTAATTCCTGTCATAGCCGTTCTTGTTGCCAACCACAGGTCCGAGCAAACAAAAGCACAAATGATGTTAACTCAGAACCAAATTGCGCTTTCAGAGAGCCAGCTCAAAGCTGCGCACAGCAACAACAATTTCACAAACTATTTCAAACACGTTGACGAGTTCGAGAAAAGCATAACAAAACATCAAGAGCAAGATGTCGGATTCGAAAACAATACTGGCATGATAGAATTCCGAAATCCGCGAAGACTGCACAAAATGGCCTTCCCAAACGTCAAGTCCGGAAACCTCAAGGTAGACCAAGCCTTTGCCGACGCCATAGAGCAGGACATAAACAAACTACTTGAAACCGCAAGTAAACTAAAAAACCAGAATGACATACCCGCAACGATCTACAAGCTATACCACAACTACAACGAAATCGCGCAAAAGTATCAAATCAAACCATTCTTTGAAATCGTTACTGAAGGTGGCGACCCCGTACCCCCAAACCCACTAAAAGAACTAGTTTATCCAATTGGATATTTATCTAGAGCATTTGTAAATATTCTAACGTTCGACGAAAACTACAAGCCAACAAAACTACTTGATGCCACCGAAAATTTTGACTACAAAGGCATATCTGGAGCACGCCCACAGCAGGCAGATCAAACCATGCCATTTGATATTGAACAATTGATCAAAGGAAGGATTGAAACTCCAGCGACTTAAATCAAAATAGTTATTGAATGACCATCATCTAATAAACAGCACGTTCTTTACATATGATTGGCACGCGCGTAGAGCAATTAGTCCTTGATCTCCATGATCGGTAATGCTGACAATTCGTTGAGCATGCGCTGGGTCAAGTCGGGCGCGCGCTCCTCCATGAACCACGCCGCCGGCGCCGGTACCGGCTGGCACTGAACAGCCACTGGCTGAATCCGTGGCGTCGAGAAGGACTGACAGCCGCAAATCAGAAGTGGCAAGGCGATCGCGCAGGCGCGCCTGGTTCGTTTGAGCATCGCTCAGTTCCTTGTAGTAGGTTTGTTCACTGGCCGACAGGCGTTGCTCGAGCGCCAGGCGTTTATCCTGGTCAGTCTTCTGCGCGGCGGCGCCGACTATAGCCAGCTGATTGAGGGTTTCGGTGTGCAGCCGTCCCTGTTCTGCCAACTGCGCCCCATACCGCCAGTCCTGAAGCTGCCAGGCGCTGCCGGCGCCGAGCAGAACCAGAGCCAGCGCGCCGACCGCCTTCCACACCGCCGGGCTCACAGCACATCCTTGAAGAAGACATGGCCGCCGAGCTTGAGGGTCTGCTTCGCTTTCGCGTCCCAGGCCGGCGCCTTGATGCTGGTGGCGTAGTAATGCGTGGCGCCGCCGGTAGGATCGGGCACCTTGCCGTCGATCACCTGGTCAGCAGCGATTCGGCATTGCGCAAGCTCACGGAACGGGATTTCCTTCACGCCGATCAGGAACTGATAGTTCGGATCAGTCTTGTTCCAGCAGCTGAACTGGTACGGCTTCTGGCAGACGCCGGCGTAGCCCTCCCCCCACCACGAATTGGTCTTGCCATCGAACACGCGGTTTTTGATCGCCCAGGCCACCGCAACCTGGCCGGCAGCCCCTTCGCCGCGCGCCTCACCCCACAACGTGCGGGCAAGGATGTCGCGGTCTTTCTCAGTTACAGGCATCATTTTTCTCCAGGCAAAAAAATACCCGCACGTCGGCGGGTGGACGGGTTGTGCAAAAACTCAGGCGGCGTCAGGCGTTCGCGCCATCGGAGACGCTTCGATTTCAGGAATAGGCGGTTCGGCTGGCCATGCCGGCGCGGTGGGCCAGGCTGGTTGGCTGGTGACCTTGCCCAGCGAAAATTTGTAGGCCTTCCAGGATTTCAGGCTAACCAGCAGCGCGGCCTGCTCGGCTTCATCAGCCTCTGTTGCCTCGCCCGCGTCGATGCCATAACCCAGCGTGTCGACGCGATCCTGAATACGCAGGATCTGCGCGTTGGCCGACGCGTTTTTGCTGGCCAGAACAGCCTTCATCTGCATGAGCTGCGCCGCGGCGGCGGTGGCCGCCTTCATCTGTGCCGTGACCAGCTGGCTCCAATCGATGGCGCCAACGACCTGCTGAAACTCCGGCATAGCACGCGGTTCAGCCGGTTCCCCTTCCACCGGGAGCGGCGCCGGAAACTGCACTGCGCCATCCGGAACATTCAGCAGCGGTACCGGGAAAGCCTGCTCTGGGCTGTAATTCGCGGGAATTGGCAGCAGCAGCGTGACCACCAGCTGCCCATTCACGCGCTTAACGTCTGCGTCAAACCATGGGGAGTTGATCGCCAGGCGCGGCAGTGTGTCGCCCTGGCCCACTTGCGAAAAATCAAAAGCCTGGCCATTCACGGTCAGAACGTCACCGGCAACCACCACAGCCAGGGACTCATCGTTTCGAACGGACATCAGTTTAATGATCATCAGAACCACCTCCCGATGGCAAAACAGTTCAGGATAATGGTCACCGAGGTACTGGTCGGCGAGATGATGAAAATAGACCCGAACTGGAGGGTTGTCGGGTCGGCAGCTACAGTGCTCCAGCACAAGCCCGAAGAGCTCTGCACCACAACCTCGGTTGTCGGCAGCCCGACAAATGTTGCGGCGAATGCGCCAGGGTTCACAACGGTGCTGTAGAAAACGGAACCGGCCGGACTGCCGATTGCCACCCCACCGAGCGAAACGCGCTTGTGGCAAATTTGCGTGCCATCGGCGTAGCGGATGTAGGAGCCTGCAGCGTTGGTGCCGGACTCCATGACCGCGCCTGTGGCAACGCCCCCGGACTGCGAAACGGCGCCAACCATTCCAGCGCCGAAAAGCTTCTGAGCAGTGCCGGTGGAGTTCCCTGTGCCGCCTAGGGCGACTGGCAGTGCAGCCGGCAGGGCCTGCGGTGAACCAGTGGCGCCGAACGCTGCATAGAGTTCGTCGATGTTCGACTGAGTTTTGGTGAAGGCGCTGCGAGGCGTATCGCCGCCCGCCCCCGTAGGCACAGTGCCGAGGTTAATCGTCTGTTTTGACATGGTTTTTCCCGTGATGAAGCGGTGCGCCTGAGCTGAAATCGCTAGGCAATGGGTTTGGCGAAGACGGCAGGCAATGAAAAGTTGAACGGATTGTTCAGCGCGGTAGTGGTGAACCAGAGCTGAGAAGCGGCAAAGTCGTAGGTGATCCCCGTTCCTCTTCCCACGTTGTCACCGGACAACATCCGCATCCCTGCGTTGTTGATCATCAAATACTCATCAGCCGAAGTGCTGAATGGTGATGAATACCAGTTCGTGTAGAAGCCTTGCGCGTCTTGGGTCGACTTCACATACGTCCAGTTCTGATAAAACCGAGTGAACACAGCGGCCTGCTTTCCGCTGTCGAACAGGAGCTTCGAGGCGCCATCCCACAATCGAAGCCCGAACGAAGCGGTTGGAGTTGGTGCAAACCCGCCGATAAAGTATTTGCCGTTCGGGGCATAGTTGGTTGGGCCAGTGATATTGATCCCTGTCCAATTTCCCGCAGAACCGAGGGTGCCGCACCCAATTGTGACCAGGCCGCCGTTGTTATTCGGCCGGAGAAAGATCAGCGGCGGTTCCTGCGTGGTAATTACAGGATTGAAGCTGATCGTCGCGTTGCCGGCGCCGCCTGAGTAGGTCCCTATCTGGAGAACGCACAACCTGGAGTACTCCGAGTCGATGCTGATGACCCCGGCATCATTTACGACTGAAAGACCAAATCCCGGCATCAATACCACCTCATTACAATCAATCGCATGGTGCTGTGGGAGAACATCGCTCCCGCGTAACCGTTGATGTAGTTCCTGACATTGACCACGCCGTCCGATAATTCCGTCTCAAGTTGACGATCATCAGCCGCTGCCGCGCCTACTGGGATAACCATTGCGACAGCGTTATTTGCGTTGCATCCGGGCACAGAGAATTGCTGAGTACTCTTTCCTGCTGCGCCCGCGAATGACACCAGAGAGGACAGGACGATTCGCCAGGTCGCTGTGTCCGTGTTGAATTGGAGAGTCCCATCGCCCCCCCAGATCCTCAGTCCATGGCTCATGCGTCGAGATCTCCCAATTGCACACGTTTCACCCCGTTCGAGTCGTACACCTTGATCGCCCGGTTGGTCATTGTCAGTCGCCCGCCACCCGGCGCTGGCCCATTGAACTCAAGGTTGCCAGCCTTATCGAGCCTCCAGCCTTGGACGTTCGCGACGTAGTTGTCCGATTGCAGGTACTGACCAATCTTCAGCATGGTGATGCTGCCATCCTGGATGAAGGCGGAATTCATGAACACCTGCCCGCCCGTCACCGCGAACGGAACCGACACAGCTCCACCGGCTATCGAGTTCACTATGGCGAAGCGGTCAGCCGAGACCAGGAACTGGCTCTGCAAGCCGGCGCCGGTGTTCTCGATGCCCAGGCCAATGCCGGCGGTGACGTACTGTCCGCTTGCCGTAACCTGCATCTTCACCGACCACATCGTTGAGGCCTTGCCATCCAGCGTGGCCACTGCTTGGCTGGTCGTTTGCACGACCGCGTTGGTCTGGTTTACCTGAGCCTCGACCGTGTCGAATTTCTTGGCCGTCGCGACGCCTTCTTCAAACCGCGCCGACTGCTCGGACCACACGCCGGCGTAGACCTGATCTGAACCCGCGTACCCGCCTGTGTCGCCCGCCAGCGCGGGATTCACCTGCACGTATACGCCGTCGAGCTTGATAGCCTGTGCGGTCAGTTGGTCGCCCTGATGCTCAATATCCAGCGTGTTTTTCGAGACCTGCGCGGCCAGCGCGTTTGCCTCCTGGATCGCCTGACCGATGTCCTCCCAGTAGGTGAGATTTGGTGGTGGCGTGTTTGTTGGCACAGCCTGCAAAGCCAAGTACAGGCGCCGCCCAACGCGCACTGTCTCCCCTTTCAGATAGGTCGACGACGGTTTGTACTCCTGCGCATCGGCGATGTTGTCGATCTGCTCCTGGAGCCCCGGGATCTTTTCGATCTCGGTCAACAGGTCCTCACCGAGCTCAGTCTCAGTGATCTGCCCCTTGATCAGTTGAAGGATCGGGCCAGCGTCGGAACTGGCTTGGCCCAATACGCCAATCCCCTCTGGGTACCATGGTCCGACGTTACCCGTACGATCCACCAACCGAGCCCAAAAGAAGAAGGTGGCTCCCGCCAGCAGGCTTTGCATGCTGTAGTCGTTCTGCGGATAAGCCAAATCAGCCAGCTTAATGGCGTCTTCTCGGGACGGTGACGAGCCATACCAAATCTCGGTGCGCTGAGTGTCCTCTGCTCCAGCCGGAAAACCCCACTTGAGTTCAATCCCGAAGAGCAAGGATGTCGCGGCGAGATGCGTGACCGCCGGCGGCAAGCCGGTTTTGCCAAGCAAGTCAGTCAATACCGAGTTGGTTGGCACCGATGAGACATTCATGGCGCTGACCGCGCGCACACGCGCCAAGTACTGACCCGAATATATCCCGCGAACGTCGACCATCAGCTCGCCGGTGCGCGGAACCTTGATCCACTCCCGAGCCCCCCAGCGCCATTCGACGTCGTACCCGACTACGCCAGGCGCAGCGTCCCAGGCGATCGACATACTGGTGACTGCAATACCCTGCTCAATCACAACGTTCTGACTGATCAGCACTCTAGCCGGCGCAGCCTGGGTTCCGATGGGTATCCCCGTAATCGGGCGCGTATCAACCACGGCGCCGAAGTCGATCGCGTCAAACTTACTGGGTTCGTGCTGAATCATTTCCAGTTGAAACTGGTGCCACTCGGGGCGCGTAACGTTGCGCACGTAGAACTGCATCAGCTTCAGGTCGTCGTAATCGAGCGCCCACCCGCATTCGGCTACCGGCGCTTCGCTGTAGTCCGCCATGACAGTGATCGCCCGGCCGACAGCAGACCGGACTACGCGGGCCTCCGATTTGCCACTTGGCAGGTTTACGAGGAGTCGAGCGCCTGCTGGAACCGGAGTGTCCCGGTCAAGCGTGATGACCCGGCCGGCGACCGCCGAGATACGTCCGCCATTCGCCCGCCCGGCCAGTGATGGATCGGCTATCGCGATAACTTGGCCAGGCTTCGGAATTTGTCCATCCAAACCCACTCGCATGGTGGCGCCGCGGGTCTGCAACTGCTCGGTCAGCAGCGCCCACTGGCCGGCGCGCTGAGCCTGCCCCAGCGATGTGCAGCCGATGGCATCTACTGAGAGCTCGCGCACCATGCCTAGCTCGGTCATGGCCTCATCATCAAATACCGGCTCCTTGTCGGTCTCAAAACCCTGGTCCGGATTGTCCCAGGACACCATGGCCAGCGTATGCCGATCTCGCGCGCGAGTGCCCTCGTATTTGATTTCACCGTTGTTCAGGATCTGGGCGGGACTGTAGGTGTACACCGGATCACCAGGCATATCGGCATTGACGACGATCTGGCTCCCATCCCAATAGGCCATGCCGTGGAAGATCGAGGCCAGATCCTGCAGCACTGCGTACGCCTCGGCTTGCTTCTGGAAATACAGGTTGCAGGTGAACCGCGGAACCTGGCCACCCTTGCCGTCCGGCACCATCTGGTCGCAGTACTGGGCAATTCGGTACAACGACCAGCGATCAACCATTGTGGCGTCGATGCGCTCGCCTAGCCCGTAATACGGATGCAGCACCAGGTCGTAAAAGATCCACGCCGGGTTGTTGGTGTAAGCCTCCTTGAAGGTGCCGTCCCAAACACCGTTACTAGTACCGGGCCCACCTGTGGAATAGGTGCGCGTCTCGGCGTTGTAGTTGGCCGGTACCCGAATAATGCGGCCGCGCATCAGGGCGGCGACCTTGGCGATATCGCCGCCGAATTGCTGGGCGTCATACTCGAGGCAACCCACGGCGGTCAGCGGATATTCCTGATCGCTATCGACAACCTCGGCAATAGCCTCGACCAGCATCCCGTCTTGCACCAGTGAGCTGTTCGCCTCTGGCGTCAGGCGCCGGGCGCGGATCGTCCAGCGACTGCCGGCAGGCAAGTCGATCCGATGCGATCGCTCGTACTTGGTGACGTTTTTCCGGTCAACAAACGAACTCAGGACTTGCAAATATGGGCCGCTGTCCGTCGAGACCTCAACGACATATTCGATCCGAACACCGTTGATGTTGCCGCTGGCATCCTGGCTCTGCAGCTGTGGCCAACCGAAGCGAATCCGCACAGCATCGATCTGCGCATTGGTGATGCTGTGGAGCCAAGGGCTGGTGCTGCGCAGCTCTTGGTTGACCTGAATTTCATTGCTGGCTTCCGAGATGCCCTCAAGCCGCGGCTGGTTCAGCTCACCAGTGCGAAACTGCCATTTCACGCCAGGATAGTTGAACGTGCCGTCTTCGGCCTGCACCGGGGTACCATCGAGCTTGATTGAGCGTAGCCCGTTCACCGGACCAACAATTGGCCCCCAGCTCCAGAGGTAAACAATGCGCGCGGTAGCGATCGATGGCACGCTATTGGTGGCGATGCTCGGCTGCTTCTGCTTGGCCTGCCCGCCCTTGCTGCCAGTGACTGCTCGGCGTTTCCTCGGCGCCGCGCGCGAAGCCTTCTTTGCTGCTGCGCTCATGCGCCCTCCTGAATGCAAAAACCCGCCGAGGCGGGTTGGGGAAATAGCAATTTAGATTGGTAAAAAATCGGTGCAGGACTGTGAACATTTCCGTCAGCTTGCTATAAGCATCGGTCTTAATACAGGGAGTTCAATCATGACTGTTTTTACATTATTTCCAACGAATGCTAATGGGGAACCGCTTGAAGATGCGCCGAATGGAGTCTGGTACGTACTGGAAGGGGACTACGTTCATTTCAAATGCACTGACCCAAAACAAGCATTAGCGATACTCGAATACATAAAAAACACAACAATTCCCGCAAAAAGTCGATGCACCGAGCTGGCACATGAGTTTTATGAGCTGGGAGGAGCCAGAGCCGAAGCCACGTCTCTATTTGCAAAGGTGACTCTGCGCGAGATGGAATGGTTAAAGTCTGAAACGCTCAGAACCCCCCTTCCAGATCGAGCCCAGCAAGCTCCAGAAAAACAGCAAAATGCGAGTTCCAATGACTCGCGAAACAACAATCCGACCTCGCCCAACAGCAGCAAAAACAAGATCTAATATCAGGCATCCACAATGCGAGTTAAATGTTGTCTTGGGTGTAGATGCCGCCGGACTCGATAGCCCCGCCTATTTCTCGCTCGCCATAGAGCAGCGGATATGGGTTGCCTTGAGCGATGGTGGTCACCGCGCCGCCGAATCCGTAGCTGGGGTTGTTGCCGTCTTCGTTGCGGTCGCTGGTGTTAGCCTTGGTGGTTGGCGAAAGCATCTGCACCACGCCGCCCAATCCGACAGCTGCGCCGGTGGCGAGCAATCCCATGCCCAGCGCCGAGGTGGTGCCGCCGGTGAACATGCCCGCGACGATCAGCGCCACGCCAAGCAGGGTCTGAAACATGCCAGCCTGCTTGCTGCCCTGAATGATCGGCATGATGCGGATAGCGCCGGCGCCGGAGTCTTTCATGCCCAGTTCTTCCTGGGCGATATTGCGTTCGTCGACGAACACAGCGAAGACCAGGCCCCGCTCCTCTGCGGTGCGCATGAACCGCTCGAATCCCGGTTTCAGGTTGCACAGGGCGCTCATGGCATCCAGCACGCCGTTGACATCGAGGACGTACTCGCGCCCGAAGCGCTTGCCCAGCACACCGCCGAGCTTGATGGTGCGTTTCATGGTCGATAGTCCTTGTGCCGCAGAATCAGCTTTACCCGGTTGGCCATCGACCAGCCGTAAATCTCACGACCGGCAAGGCGCCCGGCCATGTGGTGGTAAATGAACGGTCCAGCGCCCCCCAGGGTGGCCGCAGGCTCACTGACCAGTGCCGGCTCGTCGCCCAGATAGATCGCGGCGTGGTTCGGGTGGAAACAGTTGCGGCCCGGCGTCGGGATCTGCAACACCAGCATGTCGCCGCGGCGCGCCTCGCTCACCTGGTAAAAGCCCGCGGCCTTGAAGTTGTCCTCATAGAGGCTCGGGCCGGCTTCGTCTTCCCACCACAGATCGTGTCGCTCGAAGTTCGGCAACAGCAGCCCTGCCTCGCGTGCGTACCAGTCGCGGCACGCCGCCCAGCAATCGAGCAGGCCATGGGAGAAGTCGCGGCCCAACAGCGGGGCCTGAAAACCCGACGGCTTGAACCATTCGAACTCGCCACCGGGCCATCCAACGATACCCCAGGGCAATTCGTGCAACTCGCAGCTGACCCGGTCGGCCATGCTCGGTATCGGCGCTTTGTCAGGATGGCTGTGGATGATGGCCAGCACCTCGCCGCGATCCTCTGCCGCGGCCTGGTCGCGCTCGCAGATTTGGAAGTTTTCGCGATCGGTCTTTGCCCGGTTGACACATGGCACGTACTCACGACCGCAGGCGGTGCTGATCAGCAGGCCGCAGGCTTCTGCCGGATACGCCTGCGCCGCGTGGGCGCGAATCGCGTCCTGCAGCTGTTTATTGATGCGCATGGATTACCTCGAACTGGTGATCAGGCTCGCGCCCATTGAGCCGCCGAACCGGCGAGTGTTGCCGCGTAGCTTGCAGCTGCTCCACCAGCCGCCACAGCGATCAAGCGCAGGGTTGTCGGTGGGTTCGTTCTTTTTGGTGAACATCGCGCCGCCCATGTAGGCGCAGGCCTCGCCGCGGTAACCACCCCGGCAGGCCCACCGGCAGAGCTTGGTGATCTGCTGGGATGGCAGTTGCTGCCCCTCCATGTCCGTGGGGCTCGACAACGAGAACACCACCGCGGCGCGCGTTTCTTCCGTCTTCTGCTCGATGTACCAGAGGTTGACTTTGCTCTGGTCGCTGGCGTCCGGGTTGCCCTCGGGGAAGTTGGCCGCGTCGAGGAAATGCCTGAACGTCTCGATGACTCGAACCTTGGCGCCAGCAAGGTCGCGGAACTGCAAACACAGCGCCGTGATGGCTCCAGGGACACCGTCCAGCTCGTTGACTACTTGGAGTGTCGGCGTTGCCGGCCGGCCATCACCACGAATATCGAAGCCCTTCGCGGTGATCTGGATCGGGGAGTAAACCTGCCCCTGCCAAATGATGTCTCCCTCTTGGGCGTGGCCATGGAAGCGCCAGATATTTGCGCCCAGGCGCGTGGCATCGAGCTCGAACAGTCGGATTTGGTTGCCCGGCTCGAGCTTCTGAATATCAGTGTTGTAATTCATAGGGCTCCAGAAACAACAAACCCCGCACTTGGCGGGGTCGGTGATCGCATTCGATCAGGGGGTGTAGACCTGCTTGAACGAGAACGTCAGCGTGAAAAGGCCGGGGCCGACGGATTTCGGTTTGTAGCCGTTGCACCGGTATCTTCCTCGGGCGCCGTCCGGGGGAGTCCAAAGAAAAGATTTATAGCCCTCGTGCCGATCGAGGAACGCCCAGATCAGCGGCAGCTCCTCTCCTGGCTCCATCGAGCCGGTGTGCGTGAGGTTCCAAACCTGACTTTTCGTGTTGATCCCGATTCCGCCAGCCTGAACGTAACCGTCGCCGAATTCGTTCTCCCAGGTTCGCTGGGACACATCGCCATCGGCGCCAACCTCGACGTCGTAGATAAATTCCTCGGCCATCAGACCCTCCTCCAGAGTCGCCCGCCTTGGCCCATCTCCCGATCGAGGAACCGACCGAACTGCGCTTCCAAACCGGCACTGATGGATTCACCCTGCATCTGCGCCTGCTGATCAGTCATGCCGGGCTGGGCCTGCACGCTAACGGGGGCGTTGAACACGATCTGCGTTGATCCACCTTGAGCCGGCTGGGCGCCAGCGCCAACCATTGCCACTCGACCATTGCCGACCGCCTCCAGGCTTCCTACGCCGATCTGCGCTTGCGGCTCAGAGCCGCCCAGCTTGTTGTCGATCCGTGACAGCATGGCATCGAGTTTTGCACTGGTCTGAGCGGTCGTGACTCGCTCGCCTTTTTGCAGAAACCAGCTGCCGTCCTCTGGCACCGAGTCGATACCGTCGTGCGCCATACCCGCCAACGCGGTCATGCCAACAGCCGAGGCCAGAGGCCCGGTAACGGCCATCGCGGTCGCCATTGCCGCCGGCGCCGCTGCTGGGCCGATGATCGGAATAGCCGCAGTAGAGGCAAAGGCGTTGAGGCCCGCCGTTAACGACATGGCTTGAGCGTTCGCCCCCATCGCGCCCGCGGCGCTCGCTTGAGTGGTCTTGCCCACCAACAGCTGCACACCCTGGTAAATCAGCCACTGTGCCGCCATATCGCCCAAAGCCTTCAACATCGATTTGGCGAAGTTTCCGACCATATCCCCCAGCGCGTCACTGGCATCCTCCGCGCCGCTGGCCACATCCGAGAAGAACGTGCCCAGCCCACCGGTGGCCTCGCTCAACGCGGTGTTGGTGACGTCAGCAGCTTGGGCCGAGTAGTCCCGCGCGGCATCCGCGTAGCTGGCCCATGCCTCGTTGACGCCATTCATCCAGTTGGCTTGCTGCTCATCGGTCGCCGCGTAGAAGCTCTCCTGCGCCAGCAGCCGCTTGTTCAGTTCGTCCTGTAATACCTGGGTCTCTTTGGCGTAGAGCTCCGGTGTGATCTGGTCGGTGTTGCGCTGCTCGTTGAGGGCGGCGACGTCAGCGGCGTATTTCTGACGCATCGCCAGATCAGCGCGCATTCGGTCGCGGGTTTTGTCGCCCATACCAACGCCGGCAAGCTCTTGGTCGAAGCCATCCTTTGTGGTTTGGGTGCTCAGTGCCTGGGCGTTCTTGAACGCCGTCAGCTTCAGGTCATCCTCGTTCGCCTTCTTCAGCTTGTTCAGTGCATCCAGCTCAGCGGCCATACCCATCAGCCGTTTTTTCTGCGCCTCGCTGAGCTTCCCAAGCTTCCCTTCTTGAAGCTCGAACGACAGTTTCTGAACCTCGGTGGCGTCCTTCTGCTTGTCACCGGTGGTGTTGATCAGCTCGATCTGGCGCTTGTAGCTCTCCTCGGTGGATTCGAAGTCTTTGAGCTGCTTCTTCGCGGCTGACTCTGTTTCGCTGGAGTTTTTCTTCAATGCCTTGGCAGCAGCATCGTCTGAGGCTTTCTGCGCGTCCTTGGCGGCAGCTGCCGAGCGAATGGCAACGATCATCCCTTCAGTGAGATCTGTATTCTCGGCAATGAACCGGTTGGCAGCCTCGAGGGCTGTTTTGTCTTGTGCGGCACCTAGCTGCTTTTGCAACTGCTCAAGGTATTTTTTGCCAACCTGATCGGCTGCAGCGATAGCGGCATTGTTCTTGCCGCGAGCTGCGGTGTTGGCATCGGTCTCTCCGGTAAGCTCAGCCAACGTTTTCCGCTGTTTATCGAGAATTTCCGTCAGATCGGAAACCTTGATCTGCCCGGTCTCGATGGACTGAGCCATTTCTTCAGTAACGCCAGGAATCTGCCTAACCTGATCCGCCACTACTTTCCAATCTACGGCCTGCCCTTTAGACGAATCGGAGACAGCCTTGTTGACGATATCCATCGCCGACTGAAACTCGGCAGGCAGCGGAGCAATGCCACCCATAAAGCCAGATGCGCCAGCTAGGCCGGCATTAGTCAGACTGGCTTGGAATTCAAACGCTATGGAGCCGGCGGCTGCTGAAAGGTCTTTCTCCGTATCCGCAATCGATGAGCGGAGTTCGCGCAAGGTAACGGATTGAGTCGCCCGATTAAGCTTGTTGAACCGCTCTGTCAGTTTGTCGAGCGGGTCATTTAGATTACCAAGTTTCTCCTCAAGGACGCTTGTGTTGTCACGAAGAGTCAGAAAAGCGATCGCGGCGCCGACCGCAAGCGATGCAATACCAAGCGGCCCACCCAGAACTCCCATGATCACACCGCCGGCCTTACTGACTCCAAGCTGTGCTGCCGTCACCGCGTTCGTTGCCCGCGCCTCGACCATCCTGGCCTCCGCCAGCTGGATCGACATTTGGGCCTGCACCGCAGTACCGCGCGCAGCTAAGGCTTCCTTCTCGGCGAGAAAAACAGAGGTCTGTGCCTTCTGCTGTTCGGCTTGGGCAGCGAGCAGAACGGAGGCAGCCTGGGCCTTGCGTGCAGCAGCATCCTTGACCGCTGAATACACAGCCACCGCTGCGGAGTCAGCAGCGGTAACGCCGTATCGGGTTAGGGCGGCAATCGCGGCGACAAGGGCCACATCGGCCAAGGTCTGGAAGTTATCGCCCAGAACGCTGATTCCACTAGCCAAGACGCCCGTAAAATCAGTCGTTTCATTCAGCCGACCCACGTAAACCGTGAAGGCGTTCGACAAATTCTGCACTGCGTCGCGCACCGCTACGCTCATGCTGTCGGCCAGAATACCGTTGGCTTCGGAGGATTTCTGTAGGCCTTCGGTCAGCACGTCCAAGCTGAGCTTGCCTTCTGCGCCGAGACTACGGATCTCTTCGGCCGTCTTGCCAGTAGACTTCGCGATCGTGTCGACTACTGTCGGCATCGCGGCGAGGATCGACTGCCAACCATCTGCCTCGACCTTTCCGGTCTGCAGCGCCTTCGAATAGGCATCGATAGCAGCGCTGGCCTTATCGGCTGATGCGGAGTTTGTCACCAACAGGAAGCTGAAACTGTCCATCACGTCCAGCGCCTGGCTGGTGTTGTAACCCATTGACTTCAAGCTGTCCGCTGTGCGGATGTAAAGCTCCTGAGCCTCACTCAGGGGGCGGTAGGTGCGCTTCGCAGTCTCCAGCAGGCGCCCCTGCACTAGGTCGTACTCACCAACACTTGCCGTAGCCATGCCGATACGGTCAGACATCTGGCCATACGAGTCGGCAGCCTCAATGATTTTACCGACCGAGGCAGCGCCAACTGCTGCCGCAAGCGCGCTTTTGATCAGTCCGGAAGCATGCGCTGCCTGCTCGCCAGCACGGTCAAAAGCCTCATCAATCCGCCCAAGGCTTTTATCAATCTTCCCAGACGCTTGGGCCACAGTGGAATCTGCGCGCGCCATTTCCTGACGGAGCTGCGCAGTGGTCGCCTCGATGCGGACCAGCATCCCCTGAACGTCTGTGTCAGCCATACTTTTCTCCGGGCAATAAAAAACCCGCCGGAGCGGGTCTTACAAGTTCAAAGTCCGTATTTCCTACAGACTTGCTCTACTGAATCATCAACTCCTAAAACGACATAGGAGATCTTCCCATCGGTTCCTTTCAGCTTCATCCCCATAAATGGAGTGAATCCAGAATAAGCGCCATAAGAATTTTTAGCGTTCACGCTACCGCAGAATTGCCAGCCTGACTTTTCATCGCCAGTTAGGCGCACATCCTTTATTTTGGCACTGTCGGAATCTTTCAGGCGATCCTCCATTGCCTCTTTAATACCTGCAATGTCAGACGCCGTGGCAGGCTTTCCGCCCGCAAAACAAACAGCAGAACTAAAGATCAACGGGATAGTTAGAAAGACACTCCGTTTCATGCGCGACGCTCCATTCATTCTTTAGAAAAACGGAGCATATCAAAAATCACTGAACAACCTGCCGCCCCGTCAGCGCCTGCCGGAGCTTGTCAGCAACAGTGGAAGGTGATGGCCTGCCCTCCTTGGGTTTCGCCTTGCCACAGCCGAAGGGGTTGGTCATCTTTGCCCACTCGATCTTGGCGTCCATCGCCAGAAAGAGCTCAGGCATCGGTGTATGCCAGGCCGCGTCGGGAGGCCAACCAAGCCAGCCCGTGGCCACCGCGTAAAGCCGGTCGACGTAGCTGCCGTCTTCGACAGCACTCACGCCGCCGCCGGCTTTTCCTTTCCCGCGTCGGGGCCTTTCGGGTTGTACAGCGCCACCAGGTAGGCGTTCAGCTGCACCGACACTTCCAGCACGCCGGTCTGCCAAACTTGCTCAGCGACAGCCTCTGCAGCTTTGCCTTTCAGGCCTGCGCCGCCGGCGATGATCACCGCGCAACCGTCGATGCTCAGCGCGTTGAGCGCTTGGGACGCGCCGCGCAGCCCGCCGAAGTGAGCTTCAATCGCACGCACGGCACCGAGCGTTGGGGTCAGGGTGTAAGTCTCGTCGCCAAGCTTGATCTCGACGGTACCGTAAAGGGTTTTGCTCATATCGCGAATCCTTGGGTTTCGGGGCCGAAGCCCCGCAGGTTAGGCGGCGGCAGCCGGGAGAATTTCCAGGATGTCGGAGTTGATGCCGATCGTGACGTTGCGGCGAACCACGTTGTCAGCGGCGCCGGCGGCGACTGTGTTGTTCATCACCTTGCCGCGCAGGTAGAACGTGGTCGGCAGGAGCGCCGGGATAGCATCCGGATCGCCATCGTTCAGGGTGATCTTGATGTTGTAGTCGCCCTTGCTGCGGTCCTTGTGCGCGACCTTCAGCTTCGCCTGGCCCAGATCGCCGTTGTCCAGACCTACGGTCAGGGTCAGGTCGCCGGCGTCAGCGGTGCCCTTGTACTTGCGCACGCGGCCATCGCGCAGAGAGGTGAAGGTCACGGAGCTGAACGTATCGCCGAACTCGCCCAGGTCTTCCACCTCGCCGATATCGACGTAGGTGTCTGCCTTGTAGAGCGCTTCGGTATCAGCACCGTTCTTGCTACCGATGCCGATCCGGCAGCCGGCGGCGGTGTTGAGGTTGTCTTCGGCCATGGGGGTTCCTCCAAAGGCACATTGGATAAAGCCGCGGTGCGGCCGGGGTTGGGGTTTAGTGGGTGGTGATAACGCGGACCGTGATCGATCCCTGGTACGTGACGCCATCGGCATCACGCTGGGCGTCAGCTTGTTCGACCCGGACCGATACAGCGCGGCCGACGGTCAACGGCAAGCGGCGCTCATCAAGGGCTGCTACAACCTCGCCGAGGATGCGCTTCACCTCGGCCTGGCCGTGAGCATCCGACCAGACCGAAAGGTAGATCAGGCGCTGCTCGCGCTTCCTGCCGGCAATCGGCGTGATGTTGGTGGAGATCTCCCGGTCAATCGAGACATAAGGCATATCCGTATCCATGGGCGCGCCGTCGTAGATCGGACACGTGACCTCGGCCTCAAGCCGGGCGAACAGCGCTTCCTGCAACGCAACAGAAGGATCACTCATCGCTTGCTCCCATGCTGGCCTTGCGCAGCGTCCCGGCCACCGCTTCGCGGATATTGGCCAGAACGAATTCGCGGTTCACGTCCTTGGCCGGCCGCAACCATGGATGAGCCGGCCGGGCCGGGATATCCGGGTACTTGCCGTAGAATGTGGTTCCATCTGACTTGTTCTTCGTGTCACGGGCGCGCAGCGCGTTGCGTCGTCCAGACAGCTTGGACTTGTCACGGTTGACGGTGTGCTCACCGCCCACGGCGTTTCGGTCTGCTCGCCGATACAGGGTGCCGCTGTACCCCTTCGTCCCGTACTCCAAAAAACGCAAATAGAAGAATCGCTGGGTGTCTCGCTTCCCCCGGATGCCGATCTCTGCGTTGAGGCCGCTCTTTGACACGAACACCTTCAATGCGGCCGAGGCGGCGCCCGTGTCCTTCGGTATCAGCTGCCTCATCGTTGCCAGTATCTGGTCAGCGCTTTCCTTCATCACGCCGACCAGTTCGTTATCCATCGTTGCGTGGATGTTGCGCAGCGTCCGGCGTAACTTGAAGTCGCCCGACATGCGGGATCGGCGAGCGGCCATGGCCTACTCCTTGGCCTTGGGAGCCTTTTCAGTGTTCGGGGCGGGCTCGGTGACCGGCTCTACCAGGCCGCGCGAGATCAGGTCAGCGCCCAGCTTGGCGTCGACCGTAAATTCCTCGCCCTTTTCCCGATCGCCAGTTGCGCCAGACAAGGCGCCCAGTGCAATAACTCTCATAAATTCACCCTCAAGGGTTGGAAACGGTTGAGCAAAGCAGCCGGAGCATGCTGTGCTCGTTGTCGATCAGCGGGGCGCCGATCAGGTAGGTGGTGGTGATTCCTTTTTCCGTGTTCACAAGACGGTTGCCGGCGACAGCATCGGCCCTTGGCCGGATACGAATCTCGGCAGTCACCACCACTCTCAGTTGCTCGGCAACGGGAGATACGCGCCCAGTCGGCAGCGTGATCTCACACCAAAGCTGGCCGACTTCCGTCCAGCTGGTATCGAAGCCGCCAGATTTGTTCTTAGTCAGCACCGGCTTGAACATGGTGCACCGGTGACGCATTGGACCGGCTCTCATACATTCACCCATCGGTGAGGCTTCCAGAGCGCATTGGTTGCCATGGGCAACTCAGCAGTGATCGTTCCGATCACCACCGTCTCGCGATTGCTGTACCAGTGGCCGATCAGTAAAAGCGCCCCTTGTTGGATTGCCTTCGTCATCAACAGCGCATTGCCGACCGGATCTGGCAACGCCACCTCCGGATCGACAAGTGTGCGATTGGTCCAGGTCTCGAAAGCGCTGAGGGCCGCATCCCTGTAGCCCTCAATCAGCGCATCCTCATCGTCATGGTCGACCCGTAAGTGAACCTTGACGATGGAAAGATCAATCACCCTTTGGCACCAATGCCTGAAGCGCCTCTTTGTTGGCGGAGGGATCGAACTCAATCCCCTTACCGATGAGCCACGCCTTCAGCTCAGATACCTTCATCTTGAGCGGGTCAGTTTCTTTCTGCGCCTCGATCGCCGCGTCGATTTCTTCCTGCGAGCTGCGCGACGCATAACCCTCTGGCGGGTAATTCACCGCTAGGTAGCCGGCGGCGACAAACTCAGCAATGGTCGGACCATCCAACTTCAGACCATTTGCGTCCAGTTGATTAGCGTAGGACGCCACACCCAGGTGCTCGACCGCCACCAGAGCACATCGCTCCGAGACATCCTGCTCACCGACCGCAACCTCAACTACATGATTGCCATCTGCAGAGAATGGGAACGGTTTTTTCACAATAATGATCGGCATAAATCCTCCAGAAGGCTGGGCGCCCGTAGGCACCCGCCCAGTCAGGCAGCGGCGCTCAGGGTGAGAATCTTCACAGCCTGGGAGTCGACCAGCATGCCGCCGACGCGCTTGGTGGTGTAGAAGCCAACGAACGGCTTGTTGGTGTACGGGTCACGCAGCACGCGGGTACCGATGCGATCCACCACGGTGTAAGCGCGCTTGAAGTCGCCGAATGCGATGGCATTGGCGTCAGCCGCAACATCTGGCATGTCTTCGTTTTCAGTGATGCCGTAACCCAGCAGGACCGAGGGTGCGCCCGCTTCCAGGCCAGGGCGCCACAGATAGTTGCCCTCGCTGTCCTTCAGCTTGCGGACGTAGGCAACGGTCAGGTTGCCCATCATCCAGGTGCCATTGGCGCGGTAGCCCGCTTTGAGGGCGTGAATCAGATTGATCAGGCTGTCACCAGTGATCGCACCGGCGGTGCCGCTCAACAGCTTTTGCAAAACACCGAAGGCGCGAGCGTCGTCGTCCTTCACATCCAGGCCGTACGCCAGCAGACCTTTCGGCTTGTTGACGCCATCACCTTTCAGGAAAGCATTGCCTTCCTTCTCGGCGAAGTCGCGGGCGACCTCACCATTCAACCAACCCTCAGCATCGAAGAAGATGTCGTCAAGGCTGGTCTGAGTGGCTTGTGGGTTGGCGTACAGCTCACCCATAAACGCAGAGATGTTGCCGAGCTTTGGAGTGTTGGTTGCAGGACGCGGATCGGTTTCACCCACCCAGCCTGCGCCGTTGCCGCCAAGGTTCACCAAACGCTTGTAGTCGGGGCTGCCAACAGTGATTTGGTTGCACACCTGGCGCATCGGCGAGGTATCGCGCAACAGCTCAATGATGCTGCGGTCCAGCTCTTCCGGAACCGCGAAGCCGCCATCGGCATCAACGCCGACCTGCAGTGCCTTCGCCTGCAGTTCGCCCAGGCCGGTCTCGATACCCTTGCGCACGAACTGCATAAAGGCGGTTTTATGCTCGCTGGCCGCCTTGGTGCCGGTGCCGTCTGGACGTTTGAGGGCCAGCAGTTCTTTTTCAAGATCACTCTTCAGCGCATCCAATTCGCTCAACTTTTCGTTGAGCGTATCGACCTGGCCAGACAGCTTGCCCTTTTCTTCTTCCAAGCCATCGATGCGCTTGTCATTGGTCTTTTTGAACTCGTCGAACTTCTTGCCCAGGGCTTCGGCGACGTCTTCGATATCTTTCTTTTCAACAGCCATGAGAGGCTCCTTAGATGCGGGTCAATAGTGATTTGAGTGATTGCATTGCTTCGTCGGCATCCGCCTCTCGCGGTGAAACTGCGCCGTAGCCCTTGGCCATAAAGGCCTTGGCCTGGGAGCCAGAAAACCCAACCTCTCGAAGGGCTCGCTCCACTTTGCTGGGCGGCGGTGTTTCGCCGCGAGCCAGCAGAGATTTCACATCAGTGATCCGGGCTTCGTCGTTGGCTGGAAAGGTGACCGGGGAGACTTCCCATAGGTCGATCGCCTTCAGCAGCCAGATGCCCTTTTCCTTGTCGTATTCGTAATCGTCGAGCATGTAGCCGATGGACAAGCCAGTCAGGCTTCCAGCCTTCATGTGCCCGTGAGCACGCTTGGCCAGCGGATCGTCATCAATCAGCAGGCGGCCTTTGACGAGTAACCCGGTGTCGTCTTCGCGCATCTCTGTGTAGATGCCGATCGGCTCGCTCATCTGGTGCTGCCAGAGCATGGCCGGCAGGCGACCCTTCTCTTTCCACTTGGCCAGGCTGGCCGCGAATGCACCGCGAATCACTACGTCGCCGTAGCTGTCCTCGACGCCAAACACGGAGCCATAACCTTCGAACTCTCCGTTGTCACCGACCGACTTAAGGGTCAGCGGCACGTCAAGACGCTGTTTTGTCTGCATCGTCGGCAGCCTCTGGTTTGGTAGTCATGTTCATTGGGGTGAGGTAGATGTCGCCGCCCTCTCGGGGGTTTTTGTCCTCCAGCTCGCGGCAGTCGTTGGGGCTCAAGATCCCCCACTGAATACCCTTGCCGTAGGATTCGTATCGGCCCTTCAGATCGCCGCGCATCAGCGCTCCGGCGTTGAACTTGGCGTAATGCGTCAAGCGGTCCTTTTCGTTCAGCAGGCCGACCTGAATGCGGTGCTCGATGCGGGTCATGATCGGAACCAGCGAGTAGTTCACGAAGCTCATGCCCATGTGCTCGATGTTGTTGAGCGTCATCTTTTCCATGCTGGCCACCAGGTGTGGCGGCACACGGAACAGGCCGCAGATCTGCGACTCGGTCAATTTTTTTGACTCGATGAACTGGGTGTCTTGGGCGTTGAGGCTGATTGGTTTCCAGTCCAGCCCCATCTCCAGAATCATGGGTTTATAGGCGTTGGCCACCCCCATGTGCTCGCCTTGGAACTCCGTCTTGAGACGACCGAAAGCTTCATCGGTGAGCGCCTGTTCTGTGCGCAGAACACCGCTCGTGACCGCTCCGTTGGTGAAGAGCTTGGCAGCATGAGCATCCATCGCCTGGCCAAGACCCAGCGCTTGGCGAGCGTAAGCGATGGGATTCAGTCCGTTGAGACCGTCCAGCGTAAACAATCGCACATGCCAGATCTCATCTTGAGTCAGCGTCTTCGTGCCCGACTTGAAATTGACGGTGTACTCAACTGTCCAGTCGTCCTTGAGCTTTGGGGTGACGATGTCCGGGTTAAGCGGCAGAAGCTCAACCACACTCCCCAGCGCCTTCACTTTGTAGGCGTAGAAATTGCCACGAAGACACAGGCACGCCACCAGCATTTCCCAGAATTCCTGGGCAGTCATGTAGCTGTTGGGGGCCATGGTGATCAGCGGATAGAGGCGATGCGCCGTTGCCGGCAGTCGAACCCGGCCGGTCTGTTTCAAAAGCCTGCAAGGCAACATTCCCATCGATTCGGCCAGAACTCGCACGCAGTTGAATACGACCAGCTGCTGCATAGCGCTGGTTGTAGTCACCCGCTGACCAGCATTGCTTTCGTAGCCGGCCCCCAGCGCCTGGGCAAGTTTCTCTGGTGTATCGATTACCTGTGGCCCGGACTTTCTTCCAAGCAGTGCGCGGAGCATCAGCGACCACCCCGCAGTATTGAGACAACCGACAAGACGATCAGCAAGAAACCGCAGACGGTCAAAGCCAGCGGTTCACCCATCCACGCCCAAAGACCGCGCGTCAGCAAAGCCAAACCAAGGACGCCGACGAGATCGGGGGCAGCCTCTTTCAGCATCTCCAGCTTTGGCGGCTTGATTTCATCGGTCATAGGGTTCTAATTCCGTGTTTTGTAATGTGGTCAGAAAGGCTTTCAGCAACCTTCTCTGTCGCGCTTGCTGCTCCCACGGCCATAGCCATAGCGACAGCCCCGTCAATCCGACCGGTCTTTTTGCGCTTGGAAAAGATTCTGTTTTCCTGGGCGTCGGCCTCCATCACAGCGGAAGCGACGTTCCAGGTAAGGCATGGGTTTGGCAGCACTTGGATTTGCCCGGTGAGGATCAAGTCCTCGACCAGATCAATGGAGTGAGTCATCCACAGATTCGACTCGCGCGCCGGGCGAAAGCCCTGGCCGTGCGGCACCAGATTCAACTCGATGCCCTGAGCCTCAAGCTCTACCTCCAGATAGGTCATGTGGTACGGGTCAAACGCCAACGCCTTTATTTCGAACTTTGCGGCGAGTTCGCCCAGCCGCTTGGCGACAAAGGCGTAGTTGATTGCCTTACCTGGCGGCGCGTGGATGTGTCCATCCTCAAGCCAGATGTCATAAGGCACGCCGTCAATCGCGGCGCGATCAAGCAGCGTGTCCTTTGGGGTCCAGAACTCCGCGATAGACTTGCCCTGCTCTGGGAAATACAGGTTCAGCGCCGTAAGGTCGCGCTTACCTGAAAGGTCGAGACCTGCATAGCAAACCTGACCAGCCAGCTTCTCGGGATCGAACTTCGTGCAACACGACAGCCAGGTGTCGATGTCGACCCATGGATTTGCAGCATCCACCCACTGGCAGAAGTTCAGGCGCCGGACAGTGCTCGCCTTGGCTGGCATCCCCTTCGCATCGGTCACCTGCTCGCGCAGATACTTCGGTTGGAAGGTATGGCCCAGCGATGGGTTTGCCTTGCCCCAGCACTTCTCATCCTTGAACGGATCGTCGCCCTTATCCAACGAACAGATGAAGGCAAAGAAACCGTCGTTGAAATGACGGTGCCTCTTTGTCACACCTTTGGCGCCAGCCGCGCAGACGTTCACACCGAGCTGGTGGTAGCTGTAGCAAACAGAGTTTCGGTCATGCCCGCTGTTGGTGATCATCAGGATCAGCGCTTGGCGCCGGCCCTTGGTGCCCGCCCGCATGAACTCGACGGTCTTGTTATTCTTGTGTTCGTGAACTTCGTCGATCAGTGCGCAGTGAGGCCGCGGCCCAGACTGCCCATCGTCGGAACTGATAGGGCGAAAGAACGAGCCGGTCGCCAGGTAGGCCAAGTTCCAGACCTTTTCATCGCGACCTGACTTCTTGATTTTCTTCTTCAGCGACGGCGATTGATCGACCATCGCCACCGCATCGCGGAACAGGATCATTGCCTGATCACGCTTCGTCGCGGCAGCGTACACCTCGGCGCGAGGTTCGCCGTCGGAGGTCATGCAGTAGAGGCCGATCCCGGCCGCTAGCGGCGACTTGCCTGAACCTTTGCCCGATTCAATGTAAACAGTGCGGAAGCGGCGGAAGCCATCCGGCGCCATCCAGCCGAAGATAGATCCAACGATGAACGCCTGCCAAGGCAGCAAAACGAATGGCAAACCTTCGTGCTCACCGCCGTTGAGCTTCAGCACTGTCTTGAAATAGCGGATAGCCCGGTTGGCTTTTTCGAGATCCCAGGTCAGCCCGCGTTTCGGCCCGTCTTCAAGGTCCCGCAAGTGTCGACCACAGGCGTTTCGAATATCTGGACCGGCCAACACCTTGCCGGAGTAAACCTCCTGAGCCCAGGCCGTTACTGGGTCGACCGCATAGGAAACCTTCTTGACCTCAATTGAAGAACTCGTCTTCAGGGTCTTTTTCTTGAAGTTCGCCAATGGCCTGGACCTTGGATCGGGCGGCGGGTGTCATGCCGAAATGGGTAAGGTAAGAGAGCAGCCGGCGGTCGGCGTCAGCCGCCATCGCCACCGCCGGGTGCGCTTTAATCAGCCCGGCTTCGGTCGAGTAGGTGTGGCCCTCTTCGGAAATAACTTTGGTTAAGCGTCGAACCTCGGCGGCAACTTCACACAGGCGCTCGAGAGTTTGAAGATCGGCTTCGGTGAGCACGCCCATGGACGTAGCGAGAGGGCAGAATATTTTCCACACTGCCTGACCATCGGCCGTCATCGTTGACGGCGGCGACTGGTACGATGCCACTGCGAGCTGAGGCTCCCGCTTGTTTTCCCGACTGGCACGCAATGTGCCGGTGACCTTTTTCTGGGTCGTCGGTGCGGGGGTTCTTCCCTTCAAAAAAAACTCTCCAATTCTGGCTTTTTGCGTAAAGAGGGTCGAGGGCGGTCCTATATGCGGAAATCCCGAACTTTTGACCCTCCCCCTATGGGCTGTGACGTGCCACAACGAAGGCGCATGAAATCGGCGAGACCCATTCTCATTTTACGGTCTTCGACCGATTCCAGTGGTGATTCGGGTCGATAGGTAGGCCATTGACGTCACACCCGACCACAACGCCGGACTTCTCCTCTCGCTGCTTCGCGCTGTCATGGCAGACCTTGCAAAGGCTCTGCAGGTTGGTCGCGTCGAAGAACAGCGTTACGTCACCTCGGTGCGGCTTGACGTGGTCGGCAATGTTGGCGGCGACCACGCGCCCTTGCGAGGAGCATCGACGGCACAGCGGCTCTGTCTGGAGCTGGCTCCACCGAAGGCGAAACCATTCCTTCGTCTTGTAGAGGTGATGCCAAGGCGATGTGTTCGCCATCAGCCTTCAACCTTCCGAGCTGCCGCCCGATCGTAATAACCGCGCACCTTCTCGACGCCGAGGAAACCAACGGCGCCACCGGCGAACGTGGCCATGCTCTGCGGTAACCCCATCCATTCAAGGAGTGGCACCAGCGAGAGCGTGACCAGGCCGCACAGCGCCCCCTCCAGATACATCTGACGGCGAGTGCCACCGCCGTACATCACCCGCAGCACAGCGATGCCGACCGAAAGGCCAGCGGCATAGAGCTGCGGCTGATGCAGCAGCAGCCAGGCGAGCACAGCGGCCCACAGTCCGGGATCCTTCTCAGGCATGTTTGGCATCTCGATTCCTCCCTTTGGGGGAGTGCATTAGATCCGGCTCCAGCAGCACTCCCAGCTCAGAGCGATGGGTGTGGTGGAGCCGAAAACGAAAAAGCCCCGGCGAATGCCGAGGCTCATGGAATTCCATAAACGAAAAAAGCCCCGCAATTAACGAGGCTTTCAGTGGTGCGACTTGTTACGGATGCGTGATCGACACAGTGATGGTTCCGCTCGCGATTACATCAACCAGAACCAAAGACTTTGGATACTTCCGGTAAAGGCGATCTCGCAACCCTTTGACGATTAACTGGCGGCGCGCCGGATGCTCATCGTCGGTGCCAACTGATGAGTGAGTAACTTGTCGCGCATCCGCTGCGATGCAAATCTGCTCAAAAATTTCACCGATCTGGGCTTCAGTTTCTCGATCCATTTAATCCTCTCCATTCAAAGAGAACCACAATGATCGAACGCTACCCAAAAAGCAAAAAGCCCATCTCAGAGACGGGCTTTGCACGCGGAAAAACCGCAAAGTAACTGAAATCTATAGTCAGTCCCCGGGCCTGTCAAGCGGCCTGACGTCGAACATCGAGCGCGCCATCAATCCAGGCCACGCCGGCCTTCCAGAGCTGCCGGGTCTTTTCTTCGCCGAACTTCATCTTCTTGCCGACTTCCATCAGCGATGTGTCCCGGCTGGTGTAGTAGCGCATCAGCACCTGGCCGCATTCCGGGTAACGCTTCAGCAGGCGGCCCATCAGACCATCAATCATCAGCGCGTCGTCATCGGTGATCATCGGCGACAGGATCGTGTTCTCGCGGGAAGCGCAGCAGGACACGCCAGAGCCCAGCACGACCCAGCGGCCCCAGTGCTCCAGCAGATCCTCGGCGGTACGTTCTTTAAATGTCGGTGTGAAAGCCATGGCTCAATCCCCAGTGAAGTTGGTGGCACCAGGGCCACGGCGGTTGTTCTCGTTGTATTGCGCTTCAGCCCCGGCTGGCTTGAAGCACTTGAACTGCGCAATCTCGTGCTCGGCAGCCTGGAGACGAATGCTCAGCTGCGTCACCAGCACCTCTAGCGTTAGGGCTTCGCCAGTTTCGGCGGTGACCCAGCCCGAGGCGGCGCACTGCACGCAGCCCAGCTCATGGAAAACGCCCTTGATCACCGCGCGACCACGGCACGCCGGGCACTTGGCCAGGTCGAGCATCGCGGCGCGGAAGGCTGGTCCGTGAGACTTATTCATTGAGCCTCCAGCAGCTGCTCGTGCAGGCGGTAGACGTTTGGGCCATCACCATGAGGCCAATGCTCCACCGAAAGCTCCTTGCCGGTTTGCATGGTCAGCACCAGGTGCTTGCCGCCATTCCAGTTCTCGTACCGCATCGAGCTGACTTCGGCTGGATTCACGGCGAGGCCGGATGCCTCATCGAGCAAAATCATCATTTTTAAACCTCGCCTTTTATGGTTTCGTGATTTGGCTAGAAGCCGCGCCATTCAAAGCCTCGGCGGCATTCTGCGAATTTCCGTTTCTAGTCATGGTCGAGCGGTGAATCAGGCTGAAGCCTTTCGCGTCTAACCATTCGTGCCACTTGCTCAGGGCTTCGCGCTTGAGCAGTTCGGCGGATGTGTGGATGTAGGTCTGCACGTTGCGGGTCATCGTGTGGTTCACCAGCATCTCGCCGATGAGGAAGTCCACGCCGAGATCAGTCCAGCCGGTGCGGGCCACCTTGCGCAGGTCGTGGCTTGTCCACTCGCCCTTCCCCAACCGGGTGAACACGGCACAGGCCTGGCTGTCGCTGAGGCATCCACCGCCACGAGCCGGGAAGACGAACGCGCCCTTGTAGCCCTTAGCTGCCTGCCAGTCCCGGTACCGCTCCAGCAGCGCGCAGACCTGATGCGTCAGTGGCAACCGATGCTCGCAGCGGGTTTTGGTGTTCTCGGCCGGGATGAACCACTCGCCCTGCTCGCCCAGGGTCAGGTGCGCCCACCGAGCCATGCGGGTTTCGCCGACGCGCGTACCGTGGCAGAGCATCATCAGCGCCAGCATGCAGTCCTGCGGGTACCGGTCGAAACTGGCGGCCAGGTCCCCGATCACATCCTCGAGCTGGACGGCGCGCAACCGGGAAGGCTTGGGCTGGATCTTGGCCTTAGTGAAGTCGGTGAACTTGAAGCCCGCGATCGGGTTGGAGCTGATCATGCGCAGCTTCTCGGCCTGCCGAAACGCCACCACCAGCACGCCCCACATCAGGCGCACGTAGGACAGCGAGAACTCGGCCTGCATCGGCCACATCAGTTGCTTGTCCAGGGTGAAGCGGTCCACCTCCTCCACCAGCAGCTCACCGAGCCGCGGCTTCAGGTGGCAGGCGATGATCGAGGTGTTGGTGGATCGGCGCTTGGCCGACAGGCTGCGGTCAACGGCTTGGCGCGCCGTGAACCAGTCGAGCAACTGGCCGACCGTCTGCAAGGTGCCGGCTGCAGCCGAGGCCTTCGGGTCAGCGGCAAGGCGCTCGCGGATCTTCGGCAGCGCATTGATCAGCCCTTTCACCGGCAGCTCCGGGAAACCGGCAATCTTCTCCCACTTCTTGCCAACCACCAGGTGCCAGGTACCGCGCTCGCGATTCTTGTGGAAGCGAAAGTAAACGCCGGGATACCGCGCGTCCCGCATGTCACGGATATCGGTGTTGGCCGATTGCCGGCGGATCTCGGCATCAGAAAACGTGGTCAGCAGGCTCTGGCTCATGGGGTGTTCGGCTCCGGGTCGATTGGATATTCCCGGATGTGCACGCGCACCGCGCCACCCGGCACCGGCTTGCCGATATTGATCGTGGTGACGAAGTTCTTATCGTCGATACCCAGGCCATCGGCGATGCCATCCCGGCCGGCCTTGAAGCGCGCCAGCAGGTTGTCATCGTCGTAGGAGCGACGATTCGGCGGGCAGAACGTGACCCAAAAGTACTTCTTGCTGCTGAGACGCGGTGCATCCAGCGCCAGCGCGATCAGACCGCAGGTGCGACGGTACGCTTTCGCGTGTTTGTGTTTTTGCCGCCAGTGCACGCGCGCATTCGGACTCAACTCCTTTGGCGGCCACGGCAGCGTCATGTCGATCATGCAGCCCCCTTTACGGTGAGAATTCCGGCCCGGATCAGGCCTTCGTGGGTTTCGGCAATGGCGCGCGGCATGTCCTGCCAATCGACGTCGCCAGCGGCGCGGCCGTCGATGACGTCGTGGCAGGCACTGCAGGCGTACACCGCGACGGTGTCGAAGCCCTTCATGCCCATGCCCTTCTGCCCGCATGGCAGATGCGCAAGGACGGTGGTTTGTGGGTTGTAATTGCAGATGCCCGGCATCCGGACGGTGCACTCTTGGCCATTGGCCGAGGCGCGGAGCTTTCTCGAACTCACGCGCATGCTGGCTTCCCCGTGACGACGTCGACGACTTCGTAGGTGCCCGGCCACATCCACGCCCCATAACGCTTGGCCATGGACTCATCGGCGAACAGCGCCAGTGCGTGATCAGGTGGTGAACTCAAATCAACCTTGAATGAGCAGCAGAACACAGCCCATCGGTAGGTCTCGATCTCAGGAACAGCCAGGCGGCGGTCAGGCATGGCGGGCAGCCCTCGATCGCATGGCACGCAGCTCAGCGAGCGCTTTGTTGCCGATCTCAGGCGTACGGCGGCCATCAACTCGGGCGGGCAATGCCAGCGGCATCTTTTGGAGCGGCAACCCATCGATCAAACGGCGCAGCGTGATCACGTAGTTGCGTTCGAACAGCTTGCGCGCCAGTGAGGTATCAAGGCGGTTCAGACTCTCGAAACCCGACTCCTTGGCCGTGTGCCAAATCGCATCGTGCGACCAGTTCGCCTGGCCGGCCATCGACGGATGGACATTGCGGCACGCTTCGCGAAATGCCGTTTCAAGCGGTGGCAGCCCAAGCATTTCTGGCGTGGGCTGGCACAAGTTGATGAACTTGCCGACGCTTGGTGCAAAGTCTGAGCCGAGCTTCCGGCACTGCTCGATACCGAAACGAATCTGCTCGACCTTCGTGATTTTCTCGGCCATGAACGCCTTGGTCCATGTGGCTTTCGCGGCGTTGACGGCATGGTTATCAGGCCACGCCTGCTTCCACGCCGGGAAGATAGCCATCAGCTCGCGGAACAGCGAGTTGATGACCTGTACGGTACCGGCATCCGCCTTCACTGGCGCGACTTCAGCCGAGGCCACGTTGGGCAACATTTGCAGCACACTCGAAACAGACTTCATCACAGACCTCCCAGGTCATCACCCCAACTGGTGTCATTGAAATCAGGCTCCTGCCCTCGGCCCGCTGCCTGCACTCGCTCACGCTTCACCCACTGGACCAGGCGGTAGCACCAGCCGGGGCTGGAATCGAGAGTGTTTGGCTTGGCGCAGTGGAAGCCCTTGAACTTGCGAACCGCTTCGTCAGGGACGCAGTCAACCGGAAGCCCTGCGATTGCGATCTGATCCGACAACGCTTTCTCGTTGGGCACCCAAGTGGCGAACATGGCGAAGCGCTGGCGATCATCCTGCGGCTCGATCGCGGCGCTGTTCTGTTCGGCAAGAGCGGCATCAATCTCGCGCTGCTGCAGCTGCTCTTCGGTTAATTGATGGTTAAGTGACGGATTGGGTGCAGCCGCTGCACCCCGTTCTGTCGTAGGTTGCACCCCGCTCTGTTGTGGATTGCACCCCGTGCCGTCATCTGCACCCCGTTCTGTACGGGGTGCAGCATTTGCACCCCGCAATAGTTGAAGGTCGTAAACGACTGGGCGGCGGTCATGGCGATCAATGTGAACAGCGGCGATCGCCTGGTTGCCCTTCTGGATCAGTCCGGACTTCTCCAAGTCGTCCAGCTTGTAGCGCACGGTGCGCTCGGAGAGTCCGGTGTCCTGAGCCAGGGTGGTAGCCGACGGGAACGCGCCAGCGCCATTCGATCCGGCATAGTTGGCCAGGCACAGCAGCACGTGCCGGGCACTGGCATCCTTGAGAACTTGCGTGGGCAAAGACAGCGCCCATGACATTGCTTGAACGCTCACAGCGAGGCTCCGATATTCAATTCGGCCAAACGGGCAAGGCCCTTTGGGGTAACGAGAGGATCGAAAGCGGCACGGTCAGCACCGGTTTCTGAGTCAGGCTTGAGAGCAGTGACTTTGTGGACCAAGAGCCCGGAGGTGATGCGTGGTTGGTAGGCAGTCCAGCGCCCGGAGCCTTGGCGACGGAAGATCCACCGGTTCTGCTGCATCCAGGCGAAGAGCTTCGAAGGCTTCAGCTGCAGATGCTTCGCAGCGTCGGTGATGCAGATAGCACCTTCCGCAGCAGCAAGCCTTTTGATGGCCGCAACCTTCGGTGCCTGATCGAGGATTACTAGGCGCAGGGTTTGGTTGTCCTTCGCCTGATCAGCGGCAGCCTGCAGCGCCTCGGCGTAGGTGGCCGGGATCTGGAACTGACCCGCTTGGGCCTCTAGCTCCTGCCAGCGATCAATGATCTTGGCACGCAGCTCGACGCTGTAACCGGACACGACGACGAGGGTGTCGCGCTGCGACAGCAGGAACTCGCGGTACACCTGCCCGTTCTGCGGGTGCACGTAGGGGGTGTCGTTTGAAGAAACGACACCCTTCGCAACCAGTGCACGGATGGTTTTCAGCACATTGTCGTGAGAGCTGCCGATCAGTTCGGCGATCACGCGAGACGACATGTGTCGCGACACGTTTTGAGATTGAGCAAAACGTGTCGCAGGATTCGGGGTATTGCCGGGGGTGACGTTCGTGTTCATACTGGCCCCTCAAGTTTGTTGTTTGAAGAAGCCGGTCTAGCCACCGGCTTTTTTTTTGTCTGCTTTTTATCTACTGTATGAATTCACAGCTATTCCAAGTCACTGTTACCCCACTCGATCAGCCTGGATAATTGGCCCAGCGAAATGGGGAATTCAGGCAATCGACAGTTCCGGCCAGATCTGCTTCCAGTCATCGGGCCGGAGAGCTTGACGAGTTACCTTTCCTTCGGTTGCGGACTCTGTTCTCGCAGCAATTTCTGCTGACGCGGTCTTGTGTCCGTAAGCGATGAGTCGCAGGTATGCACGGCTGGTGCCCGTCTTTTTGACGGAAGCGTCAGTAGCCGTTTTTAACCACTCAAGAAGTTGAGGATTTTTTGTCCGCATGGCGGGCCTCCCTTTAGATGCCTCGGATTATTACCCGCAGGTAATCTCAAAGCAATACCCGAAGGGAATTTACCTATTGGTAACAGTGAAGGATGATTTGCGGATGGATATTTCAGACATTCGCCGCGAAAATTTGCGGACACTCATGAAGCAACGCTTCGATGGAAAGCAGGCAAGAATTGCCGATGCTTTGGGCAAGAGCGCGAATTACATATCACGCTGCCTATCGACAGCACCGTCATCTGCTGGTAGTAAAAACATCGGAGAGGACTTCGCTCGAGACATCGAGATGAAGCTCGGACTTGATCGCTATTCACTGGATCGACCGGGAATGCAGCCGGTTAAAGTCGATAGCAATGCTCAGTTCTTGGGCCAGTTTTCGGTGTGGGACGATGACACACCGTTGGATGATGACGAGGTGTACGTGCCGTTCCTCAAGGAAGTAGAACTGTCAGCCGGGAGCGGAAGAACAGTCGTAGAGCCATCGCAACACCAGAAATTGCGGTTTGGCAAGCAAACGCTCAGGCGTCAGAACGTACAGCCAAGCGAGGCTGTTTGCGTAACAGTGAGTGGAAACAGCATGGAGCCCGTGCTACCTCATGGAAGCACTGTCGGAGTTGATCAAGGCAACACCGCTATCACTGACGGTAAGATGTACGCGGTGAATCATGGTGGTCAGCTCAGGGTTAAGACCCTATATAGAGTTCCAGGAGGCGGCATTAGGATGCGAAGCTACAACCAGCTTGAGCATCCTGACGAAGAATACAGCGCAGATGAGATGCTTAAAAAAGACATCATCGTGATCGGCAAGGTGTTCTGGTATTCGGTTCTGTTGTAACCCTCATCACAATTTCACTTTCGAAAAGCCCGCCTCGCACGCGGGTTTTTTTTTGCCAAAATTAAAATAATTACCTACAGGTATTGACCATCAATGTTACCCAGAGGTAATGTTTACCCATCGCCGGATAACAACCGGCCAGATGGAAGGCAGCGATGAACCGGCCTGAACGGTTCAGATGGGTGGCCACTACCCAAGGCGCGCAGCGTAAAGCGATCAAAAAAAGTGTTCTGGTGGGCCGAGCCGCGACCAGGTGAACAATTTGAAAGAGCCCGTACCGCGCCAGCAGCGTCGAAGGGACACGGAAAGTTTCACTGATGCGCCTGGTTGGCCGGGCGCATTGGGAAAACAACCGGGAGTTACAACAAATGGAATCGGAAATCGTTAGCGGTGCATGGAAGGGCTATCTCGGTCGCGGACTTGCACCGCGCGAGCTTCAGTTCGTGCTTTCTGCTGCTCAGGGCATGACAGCGAAAGAGATTGCCCGGGTGTTCAATGTTGAGCCGGGAACTGTGGTTAAGCGACTTTCGAACGCGATGTTCAAGCTTGGCGTTCACCGCCAGACCGCAATGGTCGCCGAAGCAATGCGCCGCCAGATAATTTCGCCGATGTGCATCGCTCTCGCGGCGCTTATCGCGATGCACTCAATGATTGGGGAGGACGCAATGCGCCGAGATCGACGCGTGCCGGAACGCAGAACAGCGCAAGTTCGAATGGTGCGCCGCGCCGAACAGCCTGAGCTGTACGCCTAACCCAAGCAACCGAGGCCAACAGCAAAGGCCCCGGTGTTGTAGCGGTTTTACTTGTCGGACTCGAGTTTCTCGATTCGACCCAAAAGGACAGAGACCACGTTGCACAGCGAGAAGATCGCCGCCGCCGCGTCCTTTGCATCCTTTGACTCGCCATGAAGTGCAAGTTTGTTCGCCACAGCCCGAGCTGTATCGATCGACTCAACTGTTCCGCTTCTTTCCTGACTCATAAACGTCCTCTGTTGTGCATCTTGGTAGAGCATTAAGCGTAACACCCGGTGCAATGCCTGTGCAGCAGATGCCCGACAACCACACTCAACCGGAGATCCACATGCTCCTGATCATCCTGATCGGCGTAGCGCTTTCGCATTTGCGGCCAGAACCGCCCTGCTCTATCGCGCTGCCAACCGATCCGCAACGTGCACACCGGGAGCGCTGGCGATGTACCGCCGGGGTCGCCGCGTTCTAGCGCTGAACGATCCCGCCAAAAATCTCGCCACCCGAGATCACTGCATCTGAGCAACACAAAAGGCCCTCCCGTCCAGTTGGGCCTTTTTTTTCGCCTCGCCTTTATCCGTCAGCACTCTCCCCTGCGCCCAACGGCAACCAGCAGGCGGCGCCGAGTGCTGACGAATAAACGCAACCCCACCACCGAGGTATCAGCCATGCACCCACTGATGCAGCAGCGCTCCGCAGGACTTGAAGCCTTGCGCCTCCGCGCAATCGTCGCCACCGCCGAGTTCTACTCACTGATCGGCAAGGAACCTCCCGTGCAGAAGATTCGCTACCAGGTCGTGCCCAAAGGTGAAAAGGCGTACCACATCGTGGAGCTCGCCACCGACAAGGTCCGGGGCTTCCGCTTCAGCTACAAGGAGGCGGTGAACTACGCGCAGGAACTGGAATCGCGCGCCAGCGGCGTGAAGCGCATGCCAGCGGGTGATCAGCGATGATCGGCGTTCCACTTCCAAACCCTCGGGACCAGCTGATCGACAACCTAAACCAGCAGCTCGACGCCTTCTTCGGCGCCGGCAACAAGATCGAACAGGTCGCGCCGGGCGTCTCCGGTGAGCGCGAGGCGATGTTTGGCACCTCGCACAGCAACAAGCTGCGCGCCGAACGCGACAAGCTGGCTCCGCGCCTGAAGGAACTGGCCGACAACGGCCTCACCGTCATCGAGGCAGCCAAAGAGATGGGCATGGAAACAAAGCGCGCCCGCCTCATCGCACGCGAGAACAGCATCAAGTTCCCGGGGCCTCAGTGAAGCGAACGATCAACCGAGCGGCCACGCGCCGCCGACAGCCCTGGCTGGACTTGCCGGCCAGCGGAATTGAAGAGGTAGGCCATGGCCAAGACGCCAACAGCGCGAGCGGGACAAGCTAACCCAGGCGGAAAAAGAAGCCGCGCTACTGTCGCGGCAGATTGTCACGAAGCTCTATCATAACGATGACGCCGCACTGAAGCGGGTAATGGCCCGAGCCGGCATCGACGAAGAGCAAGATCTGATTTCCCGATTCATTCGCGGCGCCGACCGAATGAGCGACGATCAGCTAGCTGATTACATTCGCATTGCGTGACAGGTAGGCGTGACCTACCTGTTACGCCGGCAGAACCGACCACCTAAAACTAGCTGGACACCATTCCGAGAATCGAAGCGCTGATGGAGGCAACTGTTTCCACATGAGGTAGGGCCGCAAGCAAGCTCCTGATAACCGTCCTTTTCGGAGCTTTAGAGCTAAGCTGCGTCTCAATTTCATCAACAACTTCGCCAACTTCCGCACGCGCCTGGGGGGCCAACTCGAGCTTGGAGAGCTCAGAGCGAAGGGCTGTAATCAAACTCGACACTTCCGGGTTGATCGTCACATTGTTGATCGAATTATCAACGCTGTGATTGTTAACCCGCGCGTTGGCACCGCTTATGTTGTAGGTGATGCTCCGAACAGCTTTTTCCGCCTCTGGGATGCCCATTTTTCTGACTCTCATCTGATAATGGGCCTCAAAATCCATGATCGCTTCAACGAAGCCTGGATCTATTACCTCAAATGTTTCAACCCCTCCGTTGGACATATTCCTCTGGATCAAATCACGAGGCTCAACAAGGATCGAAGCGTTCTCGAAAAAAATCTTGTCTCTCTGAACGCTCGCTTTCAGTCCATCGTAACGCTGTCCGTTGCTCTTGATGATTGAAATGTTGTCCGTAGCGAAGTCGTCAAACATCCCCATATCCTTCTCTTTTGTCTGGTTTTTGGTGGCTGAACCATGTTCCTTGCCGGTCACCCGTAATACCCCAACCAAAACCAAATTGCCACCACCGGTCACGGAGGGCGGCGCCTGACTGGAAACAACTCATGACCATCACCGCACCGGTCATCCGCTACCACGGTGCCAAGTTCCGGCTTGCGCCGTGGGTGCTGCAACACTTTCCGCCGCACACCTGCTACGTCGAGTCATTCGGGGGCGCCGCCGGCGTCCTGATGCAGAAGCCACGATCGTATGCCGAGGTCTACAACGACCTGGACGGCGACATCGTCAATCTGTTCCGCGTCCTGCAGGATCCGGTCACGCGATCGGGACTTACCGAGCGCTTGGTATTCACGCCCTACTCTCGCGAGGAATTCCAACTGTCGTGGGAGCCGAGCGCCGAACCAGTCGAACGAGCGCGGCGAACGATCATTCGCGCCCAGATGGGCTTCGGCTCCGCCGGCGCCACTAAGGGCGTCACCGGATTTCGCATCGATACGAAGCGCCAATACGGCACGGCCCAGTCACTGTGGGCGACCTATCCTGAGCAACTTGCCGAGGTTGGCCAGCGCCTGATCGGCGTGCTGATCGAGAACAGGCCGGCGATCGAGGTGATCAGGGCGCACGACGGGCCTCAGACGCTGCACTACGTCGACCCGCCCTACGTGCATGGCACCAGGTATAAAGGCGCGTCAAGCGGCCGCTACTACAAGCACGAAATGGACGACACGGCCCACCGCGAATTGCTCAGCGTTTTGCTCGAGCTGGAAGGAATGGTCGTGCTCTCGGGCTACCCGAGCGACCTGTATGCAGAGATGCTGCCGGGCTGGGCCTGCTACAGCACTTCGGCGCGGATCAGCGCAAGCAGAGGCACAGCAAGCCGAACCGAATGCGTTTGGCTGAGCCCGGCATGTGTCGATCGGGTCAGCCAGATAGGGCTGGACCTCGGCGAGCGCGCATAACCCTTAAACCCCCCTTTTCTCACGATCACGCCAGCCGGCGAGGATCCCATAGAGCCGAGCGAGAACAAAACTAATGAACTCCAAAAAACAAGCGCTTCCTGAAATACTCTTCTATCAACTCATCACTCCCTGCAACTAATGATGAGCATTCAATTTCATCTAGGATTCTGAAAGTTATATCCCTTAGTAAAACCAGCATCGCCTCGCTAAGATCAGGAGTTATTTTTGCAAACGCCTTACTTACATGGGAGCCGTGAGTTACTTGCGATCTAACAGCATAACACTTTTTCATCAACTGGTAATTCTCCTCCATTTGAACCGGAGAACCTCCAAGAAAAAAGGCAACTCGCTCCGAAAGACGATGAGTGAGTTCGGTAGTAGTTGTGGAAAACAAGCTTTCTAGCGCGCTGCACATTTGTGAAATCTTCATTGCGGGATGACTAGCACACCTCGAAATTTGAACAAATGACAAAAACCTAGCAAACCTTGTAATCTCTTTAGATATCACAGGGGTGTAAATAGAGAATCCTGTTTCGTGCAGCTGAGTGCGAAGCTGTAATCCCTTAGATGCCCAAAGATCGAATTCAGCATCATTGAAGGTAACCAGAGCTTGTCTGTCACCGTTAGCGGTGGAAGACTGAGCGTAAAGGTTCGCATTCGACCAAGCGATAGTACCTGAATGACTTAAACGACAGTACGCCATCTCACAAATGAAACAGTTATCCTTAACAAGCCACGAATCTTGAAGCGCCCACTCAACAAAAAGCATCCAAATATGAAGAATTTGGTCAGCAGTAAGATCTTCATCCCAATTATCTAAATCCTCTTGCTCGCAAACCACAAGATGATTTGCAGACATCAAATGCTTGTATTCTATTAAACCTGCGAACCTCTCAAGGTCTCGAGGAATAAACTTCCTAATTTGCTCCCGCCCAACAACTATGCTAAGCGTGGGCATTATCTTGTAGATTCCAGGGCGAACATCCATGTTCAGCCATCGAAATGTTGTTATTAGTTCGATCTGCCTCAAACTGTCCACCTCTTAACTTTTCAAAATGTACTATTCCAGCACAATGCAACTGTAACGGCTTTTAGGCAGTCAACAATTTCCTATCCTCGCATTATAACTCTCCACCGCCCGGGCATGCCCCGGCATAGGACGCTCCATGCCCACAGAAAACAATCCGGCAGTACCGCTGCAGGTTGAGCGCTCGACAGTCACGAAGCTGGTGATCACCGGAGCGCCGAGCCTCGACCAGATCACCGTGTTTCTCGAAGACCTGGCGCCAAAACGAGGCAAGATCACGGTCAGCTGCTGGGGCAAGAGCTGGACGGCTTACTGGGGTGGCATGTGGGACGGCCACACCATTGCGCAGTTTTTCTGCGAGCTGAGCACCTGCTACATCATCGGTTACTTCGACCAAGCTTTGAGATCACGGCAATTCAGCGGTGATGCTCTCGCGAACGAAGCGCAGCGCCTGGTGCTGAAAGAACGACGTCGATTCTGCTACACGCCGGACGAAGCGCGCGAAATGTTCGACGAGGCGGAGGATCTGCGCGAATCGCCATCGATTGAGCATTTGCACGCCGTCCACAGCGAGCTGATGACCAGGCTGTTCGGCGACGAGTGGTGGCACGTGACGAACGATGCCACTGAGCCAAATCCCGACTACGCCTACCTCGAACGAATCATTCTCGCGGTGCAACAGGCGCTGTGCCAAGAACAGCCGCAGAAGCAGGCCTGCTTGATGTAATCCTCGGCTAACAAAAACCCGGATCGCCCGACTGACTACCGGGAAATTCCTGCTGTAATTTTTCGGGTTCCTATGCACCGTGGGTAGGACGTACACCCCAAAAATTTAGTGCCGCGCCGCCTACCAACTTTCGTGACTCGAAGAGCCATGGGGCTGCCACAAAGCAAGCACAACCCTAGCCTCTCCCAGTCAGCTTTAGGCGGTTTTAAGCGTTCGATTTCTTCAAGCCGGGCTGCCTCTGCAGCTTGGTTACGAGCATCTAACCGGGCCTTCTTCCAAGAGCTCAGTTGAACGAAGACGAAAAATACTCCGCATATGCCAAGGAACCACAAAAATCCATTGCCACTCCCGCTTCTCCCACCACGCCCTCCCCAGCGGGATCCACGACCGCCTCTTCCACCGCGAGCCTGGGCTTGTCCGCAAAACAGAAGGAGGGGGACGAGTAGCAATGTACGCCTAGATAGTTTGGTTTCCATTTGCTCAGTCCGTGAACGTCGGTACCCAGCACATTAGCAATTCCTCACACGGGACTCCACACAAGCTCCCTTACACACCTCTCCCTTCAAGTCAGCCGCTATAGCGGCAAGGACGAAGTCATGTCTGAAGAAATCAAATTGATCCAACCAGCTCCGGTCGTTCGCGATGAGGACGGCATGTTTCAGCATCCCGACCTGCCCGACTTCGATGATGGTGACGGAGACAAGTGCAAGGCCTGGGTCATCGAGCAGGGCCTGCAGGTGAAAATGGTCGAGCTCGAACACCACAGCGACCAAACAGTCTCTGACCGCTACTTCGACGCGGGCGATTCGGATTGCAGCTACTGGGATCCGGACAAGCCGGACGGCGAAGGCTGGTTCTGTCTTTCGATCCACGACACTGACAATGGCCCGGTCTGCTGGTGGGCGCGTCGCGAGGTGAAGCCATGATCTTCGCCCCGCTCTACATGGCCTACCTCATCTACAAGGGGCCGTGGCGATGAACGAACAAACCTGGAAAGAATTTTATTCTGTCGATCAAGCCGCTCAGCATGCCGCCGACTGGTGCAAGCGCAATCCAGCATGGCGCCGGATCTGTGATATCCCGGATATCTCCGTATTCGAAAAAACCTACGATGAGATTCCAAAACGCGAGCGCGCCTACTGGGACAAGAACGGCGGCGAAGAATGCTGGCGAGAATTCGGCACCGGAGGAACCAAAGTGCCAACTGGTTTCATCTCCGGCAAGGGTGAGTTTTTCGACCATGTGCTCAAGGTGCCGCTCCATCACAACCTGATGACGGTTTATCGCGTTGGCAGGCGCTGGAAGCCGTGAGCAGCATGGTCAGCGTTCGCACCGAAGAACTGACCGGCCCGGCGCTGGACTGGGCAATCGACGCGATCGAGGGTGACCAGCAGCCCGCCGCCGGCCAATTGGGTCTCTTCGCCCTGCCCGACGCCGAGCAGCTGATCACGAAGTACGGCGTCTGGGTCGATGTTGGCCACCGGCACCCGTGGCTGGCCGACATGGCGAACGACCCGTTCAACCGCCAGTCCGGCGAAACCCAAACCATTGCGGTGTTCCGCGCCGTGGTCTTCGCCAAGCGCGGCGCCACGGTGAGCGTCCCCGCCGAACTCATCCAGTTGTAAACCCTAAATTGACCACTCAACAGCCTGCCGGTGTACGGCGGGCGAGGAATTTGTATGTCCGCTCTGAACCGTTTTCATGAAACTGCAAGCGATGCGCTGGAGAAGATCAGCGCCTGTCTGCCAGACGGCGCCAAGCTCTGCCTGACCATCTACACCCCCGAAAAACCAGAACTCGACATCGTGCTGCAGGACAAAGGAATCGACCTGAACGAGGTGGTTTCCACCCTGCGCCGGCACGGCCTGAGCATCGACGGCGACAACGGCTACAAGCGCGACCTGCTGAACTCTGTTGTCGGTTCACTGGCGTTCGGCGCGCAGAACAAAAACCCGCCACCGGCCGGGCACTGGGGCCAGCGATTCTGGGATATCGGTCGCGAGGAGCGCGGACTGCACGAAGAGCTGGTCGCCGCGCTGAAGCTCAACCGCGAGAACCTGCGCGCCTGCCAAGCAACCATCCATCTCGCTGGCGGATTCGACCCCGCCTACGTGGACGACGCTCAAGCTGCAATGGCGGTCGCCGACGCAGTCCTGGCCAAGGCCGGCGCATAACCCTTCACCACCTTCTGCCGCCACGCGCGGCATGGAGCATCACAATGAAAAAAGAGCTGATCAAGATCAGTGAATTCCAGCGCCGGCGCTGGGGTGAAAACGGCACACCACCCTGCCCCCAAGCGATACGCAACTACATCCGCAACGGCCAGGTGCCCGGCGAGCAGATCGGGAAACTCTGGTACGTTGATTGGACAGCGTTCAGCCGGTCAGACGGCAATGATCTGGTCGCGATGGTATTGAAAGGAGCTGCATGATGGTCCCACGGCCGCGCAACAAGGCGAACAAGAGCCTCCCGCAGAACCTGTACTTCGATTCGCGGCGCTCGACCTATCGCTACCGGCGGCCTACCGACGGTAAGTGGTTCCAGTTCGGCACCGACCGAGTCAAAGCGATCGATGCCGCGAAGCAGTTGAATCTGGAGTTCATGCGCGGCGCTGACCTGGTCGGCGCTGTGATGGGCAGCACGTCGGAATCGTTCGCCGGCTTCCTGGACACATACGAGCGTGACGTACTACCGCCGCGCGAACTGGCCAAGGGCACGCTCGGGCTGTACGCCGTGCACTTTCGCCGCTTCCGGAAACAGTTCGAAGGCAAGGCCGTCGACCAGATCACGATCCGCATGATCGCCGAGATGCTGGACGCTCTCACGCCGCGCACTGCCAACCAGTGCCGCGCCCTGCTGATCGACATCTTCAACCATGCAGCTGCCAAAGGCCTGTGCCCGGACAATCCGGCGGCCAGCACCATCAACCGGATCGAGAAGAAGCAACGCAAGCGGCACACCGTCGATGGCCTGAAAGCCATTCGGGAGAAGTCGCCGTTCTGGCTGCAGAACGCGATCGATTTGGCGTTGATCACCGCGCAGCGGCGAACCGACATTCTCAACATGCGATTCGACGGGGTTCGGGAAGGGTTCCTGTATGTGGTGCAACAGAAGACGGCCAAAGCCAGCGATGCAGCGTGGATCCGGTTCAAAGTGACCGAAGAACTCCAAGCGGTAATCAGCCGGTGCCGGGATGACATCGTCTCGCCTTACCTGATTCACCGCCGGCCAGACCGCAAAAAGCAGAAGCAGGCGCAGACGAAGGATCACTGGACGCAGGTCGAAGAACGATATTTGACGCGAGCCTTCAAGGAGGCCCGGGAAGCGGCGGGTTGTTACAAGGGATGGAAGGAAGAGGAAATGCCAGGCTTCCATGAAGTGCGGGCACTGTCGCTGCACCTGTACCAGAAGGCCGGAAAAGATGGGCAGAAGATCGCCGGCCACGCCAGCGAAACTATGACCAAAAACTACCAGAAGGACCACGCCGAAATCGTCTGGTCGGAGGCAATTCCAGACCTCAATATCAGCGAAATCACCGGGTAG